TTGGCTTTCGTGTTTCGCTCATAAACTGGCTCGTCAGGATCGCCCCATTTCGCGGCTGTGACAGTCTTCATTCCAACCGCGCCTTTTATCTCGCGCTCCTCCATCCCCTCCAGCCCAGCGTTGCGTTCGGCTCGGCTGGCTTTAGGAGTGTATAGAAATCTCTTTGGTGCGGTCTTTTCTGTTTCTTGGATGTAGCTTGTGATGACATGACTCGCATAGCCAAACAATTTCGAGAGGTTTGTCGTAATCGGGGTGGTGTCTGTGTTTTCCATCAGCTCCGCATAATACGCAAGGCTCTGGATTAGGGTACATTTGTTGGAGTTTCCAATAAAGCCCTGAATAACTGGTGATACCCCTTTGTTGAAATCCCAAGTCTTTATTTCTACAACTTCTCGAACAATAGACGTTGCGCATGAGTCGCACAGGTTTCCCACAGACTTTGCAAAGTGGACGGCTTTTTCTATCAGCCAATCCGGAACACTCAACTGAGCAATATTTTCGCTTACTGCTTGGGTAGTCGTCAAATTCTTTTCCACATTGTTGGCAGATATATTTTTGCATCGTATAACCTCCGAGTTATCTATATCACTCATTATACTATGCTTTGGCGTAAAGCACAACTCACACAAGTCGTCTTGTTTACACGACATAAAAAAGCGAGCAGCTGAACCTTCATCGCCGGTAAACTCTAAATGTATTGGCTTACCATTCCTATTTCCATTTGATTGTGCCATAATTGTATTATTATATGTTCCATTTATCGAACCTGATTTAGTGTACGGGAACAGTTCCAGCACTTCATCGCTACCATCGTGAATGAGATTGGCAGGCCATCTTCCCTTTGCCGCCATGCCTACATTATTTTGTGCTGGAGTTTTGCTAACATTCCATGTTCTGTCACTGCTATACGGATTCACATGATTATTTCTTCCAAGTTCTTCATCTGTCCCTATCCTTCCCCCATCAATCCACAGCCCAGCCACGCCCCACGTGAGTGCGTTGTTGACATACGTCCCGTCAATCGGCTTCATCGCCACGCAGATAAGCTCCATAGCGGGTTTGAGCGCCGTGCCCCAGCCGTGCCAGATTTTGGCGGCTTCGGTAGCAGGAGCGGTGATGACAGCGGCAATGTCCCTCTCATTTCTCGCAGCGATATTCACGGTTGATTTCCCGTAATTAGGGCTGTTGAATTTAGCATAATCGGGCTTCATTCCAACCACTTCCCTTTGCGCACCCTGCGCCTTATCAAGTGCCTTTGAAATATCCATGCTTTTAGGAAAGCCGGAATTGCCAGTAATAAAGATGTGTCCATTCCTTCTAGCTACAAACGCACCTGTTGGAACTTGGACACACCATACATTGCCCTTATATTCTATTGGATTTACAGTTGCCAAAGTGGTTCGGGTTGCCCCGTCGCTTCGTATTTCTTGTGCTGTTGGTTGCTCGCAAATAACATTAAATTGCTCGGGTCGTTGTTGGCTGGATTGTGGTCGATGTGATGAACGACTTCCGTCCTCTTTAAGCATCTTCCTAGTATTCGCGCAACTATTAAACGGTGTTCCATTACATAACCGTCTTTTCTTGACATTTCTATATATTCTTCCGGGCAACGAACATATTTTACTCCAACATAATTCCCATGTGTTTTGAAGTAAGTCACGCCGCCCTTCCATGCAGGATTGTTCTGCCCTGTCATTTTTTCTTTGGCTGACTTCTCGGATTCTTCCGTCCAATTTTGTCTGCCTTTGTGCGCATGCTGCTTCCATTCCTGCCCTCTTAATACTCCGTTGCATTGACGACTGCAAGTAGGCGTTTCCACCCTTTTTATCCATGCTTTGGGTTTCCATACCTGTTTCCCACACACTGCACACGTTACAAGCGTTTTGCCTTCGCACTGCTCCGGCGGGACTTTGCCAGTATTCGCTATGCTTACATTCTTGTTGGCGCACTCTTTCGAGCAAGTCTTGTTTCTTAACGCTTGTTCCTTCGTATATGTTGGGAATGGTTTCTGGCAAGTTGTGCAAACTTTCCAGAATGGGTACACTCTCTTGCTGTTCCAGTGTTTCGGCGTAGGCAAATACTTTTCTTCCGCCTCGTTCAACAATACAACGATGGTTTCGGGAGACGATTTGGTCTGTATAATCCGATTGTATTCTGTAAGCGGTATGTTTGTTTTCATAGATAAAGCTCCTTTCAGGTTTACAAAACTCGAATGATTCTTTATCTATATTATAACATAATACGGGATATAATTCAATGTCTTTATGGTAATGTTCCCACCCATTAATAGTAAGAATTTCTGTATCTTCTGACAAGCAACCGTAAAGCCAAGCGATACTATCCCTGACAATCCAGCCAGCGTCCTCAATCGCCACGACTAACCGGTGAAATGTGCGAGTGCCGCCCATAGCGAGTAGCATCGCACCCGGTTTAGCGACCCGTAACGCTTCACGCCAGAATGCAACACCGGGAACGCCTCTGTCCCAATCTTTGCCCATAAAGGTCAAGCCGTAAGGCGGGTCGGTCAAGATAGTGTCGACGCTATTCTCTGGCAGTTCAGCCATAACTTCCAGACAGTCGCCTAAGTGCAATTCAACCGTCAATTTGTTCATTCCTTCGCTCTTCATTCCTGCACCTCCGTCGGTAATCTCGGTTGCATCTGCGCCTCTGCTATGCGCCGTTCTGCAATTGCAAAGTAAGTCGGGTCAATCTCAATGCCGATGAAGTTTCTGCCAGTTTGCACGCAAGCCACGCCTGTTGTGCCCGAACCCATGAAGGGGTCGAGGATGGTATCGCCTTCTGATAATTTGACAATCTCCATGCACCACTTCATTAACGTTATGGGTTTTTGTGTAGGATGAAGTCCGTTTTCTTTTAGCATTGCCGCTCTCGGGTAAGAATATATGCGCATTGCTTTGCTATGATTCACCCACGCCATTTCGCCATCTGCTAAACTAAACTGGCGCTGTCCTTTATCCCATACCAACCATTGTGATGATGGCGGAAGATAATCAGTGAAATAATTACCCCCCCAAATAATGATGTTCTTACCAATTCGCAATATTTCATCAAAATATTCTTTTGCGGGTCTGGCTTTATCCCAACCACTATCTGCGTATTGACGATAACCGTATTTCGCATCACCCCAAATACCCGTTATATTTATTCCATACGGCGGGTCGGTTATCACGGCATCCACGCTTTTATCAGGCATGGAGCGCATAACTTCGAGACAGTCGCCTAAGTGCAATTCAACCGTCAATTTGTTCATTCCTTCGCTCTTCATTCCTGCACCTCCGGCGGCGCAATATTGCCGATAATTGTGATATTTTGATACATGCTAATCCTCTCTTTCGTTTCGTGAAATTTGTTCAAATTCTGTGATGGCGCGGGCTATGCGCCTGTCGGCTTCACGTCGCGCCATCATGTGGTGCGGTTGACCAGCCCAGTAGATTTTCAATCTTCGTTAAAACATTCGATCATTTTGCTTGCGTTTCCGTTGTGGGTCATGGGGTCACCGCCTTATCCTGCATAGCCTTCCGTATGCGTTCGTTCGCTATATCGCAGTAGTGCTTGTCTAATTCAAATCCTATGTAGTTGCGGTTGTTAAGCAACGCCATCTTTGCTGTTGTTCCACTACCCATAAAAGGGTCAAATATAATGTCATCTTCATTAGACCAAGAGATAATATGGTCGGCTACCAATGTTTCGGGGAAAGGTGCTGGATGCTTTTTAGAATATGTATCATGCCCCTGTGTTTGCTCATACTTCCAAATATTAAACCTTCTTCCCATTTTTTTAGTGGTAATTTCTCTATATTTTCTGCCAGTGTCAGCAGTGAACTTATCTCTATTAGTATTAGTTTTCATACTACCTACTACTTTATTTTCCCTATCATAAATCAAATTGAAGGTGTTTATTTTTCCCTTAGAGAACACAAACATATATTCAAAGTTTTGTAAGTAACATTTGTTGCTACCGACTGCACCTGCACCATTTTTCTCATAAATCATAGTATCATGCAGATTAAACCCACACTCCATAAAATACAAAGCCTGTTTGAAACTTGTACCAGTTTCGCTTCCTTTAACAGTTGCATCTCCAACTACCCAAACAACAACTCCGCCATCTGCGGTAACACGATATAACTCTTTTGCTATATCTTGAAACTTCTCAAAAGACCACTGTACAATATTTCCGTTATATGTGCGTAGATTATCGTATGGCGGCGATGTTACGGTTAAATCCACACTTCCATCCGGTATTCGCTTCATGCCTTCCAAACAATCTTCATTGTAAATTGTATTTAACTCAATCATGTCATAGTCCTCAGGTTTAACTGCCAGAATCTTTATTTAGTTCAATGTTTATACTGATGTCTGTTTCATCTGGGTAACTATCATCTAAATCTAGTGATATTCGCTTTATGTCAGATTCATTTAAATCATTCATGACCTCTTTTATTTGTTTGATTATCTCAATTTTATAATCTGTCATTTTCTTACTCCTTTCTTTATCGCATTACAATTTTTACATCAATTCCATGAAGTGCCTTCATAAGTTTTTGTTTAAGTTTAAATGAATAGGTTACAGTCGCAGGACTTTTGACATCCTCTACTATTGTTTTCTTTCCCTTGTTGTACTGAAAATCAGCAGTATATGTGCAAATATGAACTCCGTTTACATCAAGACTAAACTTCGGATGCACCACAAGACTACCGATCTCTCCAGCCTTGAGCAGAAGCTTGAGTTCTCCGTATCTATTCGCTTCTGTTATGCTATCAAAAGCATGTTCATCAACAACTGTCTTAATATTTTTATATTTTCGACTCATTGATATACTCCATTGCCTCTTCAAGGGTTTTGAAACGTGCAACACAATACCTTTTTACAATAAGTTCTATGTAATTTGCTGTCATGTGGATGAGTTTCCACGCATCATTAATAACATCATAAGAATAATAATTAACATCATCTTCGCATTTGACGACAACAAATTTTTTGTCTTCAGATTTGATGACAATATATTTCAACGCAACTTCCTAACAATCGCTGACAAGATAAATATAAACATATAGGCAAAAAGAATATGATACGACGCGCATCCAATAACAAGTGGAAGGGTATCACTTATTTTTATCATGAGTTTCATTAATCCATGTGACATCATAAATGATGAACAGAGCATGAGAATAATAATAATAGTATAAAGTAAATTGTTGTTACGCTCTTTCAATGATCCTCTCCTTCACATAATCTTGAACAGTCTTGGGGTAGTGCCCATAAGTATTTCCGGTTATAACACTTTTATTTCTGCACCCTGTTCTTTGGGGAAGGTATTCAATCATATCGTCATCGTAAAACATGCGAGCAAGCTCTTTTATTTTTATTGATTTGCTTCGTTTGCTTACCATGTGATATTCACTCTCGATTGCATTGCCATCGATGGCACTCTCGACAAGATCAACTACATTTCTCGCAACATCATCAACATGAGTGAACACCCTTGACTGCTCACCGCCATATACTTTTATTTTTCTGTGACGACTCCACGCGTCAAAAAAAGCGTCAATGACAGTTTGCATACTTCCCAATGTCTTAACACGACTCTCACCGAACACGTTGTAGAAATACAAAACGCATGTCTTGTATCCAAACCATTTTGAAAGGTTTTTTGCAAATTCTGCGTTCTGCGCTTTTGTAAAAGCATATAACGATTCATCGATTGCATGTTTCGAGCTGAAACGAGAACTCGATCCAGCATAAAACAGGAGAGGTGCTTTACTCACATTCTCATAAGATGTTAGAAAATTAAACACATTCGCGGTACCCGCGACGTTTGTATCTATGACATCTTGTATGTTTTCTTTAAACATGCTCTGTTCAACTCGAGCAAACTCTCCAAAATGAAGGATAGCGTTAACGTGTTCTGTATACATCCCATCGTCATGGTATACAATCGCTGGGTCTTTGCTTGGAAAGTCTTGGGTATAACAATTGTCAAGAACAGTGAGCGCGGGATAATTATTAGCCAACGCTATTCTTTCCTCACTCGTCATTATTTCTTTGTCATAGATATTAACATAGTGACCACGCTCCAAGAACTCTTGCGAGACGTGCCAACCGATAAATCCAAGACCGCCAATCACCAATATGTTTCGCTTATTCTTCATTGTATTCTTCATCATCTAATTTCATGAGTGGAGTTATTGAGCCACCCATGAGCAGGATATTAGAGGAGAATCCTTGTACAACACCCTTTATTTTCTCAAGCATATATTCGCCAGATTCATTTTCAAACTCAGTGGTGTCATCGCTTATCTTATGATGTATGACGACATTAATGCTGTCGTCGTTGCCATCCGCTGATGCAATTTCAACACATAATAAAACGGTCATTTTTTTTCCATTCTTGTAAACATTAGTTTTTCTGGTAGAACACCTTTACAAAACCATGATGTGTGAAACCAACTTCTATCTTTCGCTCCATCATAGATAAAGTTTACTCGTCTATCTGGCACAAGAATTTCCAATCCATTTTCAATGTACAAACCAACTCTCTTGATCCCCCCCAGTGCTGTTGTTGGCATAAGTAAGGCAAACGCGGTCCTGTATTTTTTCCAGAAGTAAAAACATTTCTCAAGAAATTTATCTTTCAGGTTATACGGCGGATTGGTTATAATAAGTTCTATTGAACTGTTTGGCATATTTTCAACAGAAAGAAAATCATAGCCAGTTTTTATATCTGTTTCAATAACTCTAATTCCATTTTTTCTTAAAACACTTGAGATATACTCCTCTCCAGAAGCACATTCCCATGCAACACTGAATTTTTTCAAATAAGGAATAATAATTTCTACCGCTTGCGGTGGAGTTTGGAGGTCGTTCTCGTCGGACATATTAACATGTCGCTTAAGAAGACTGTTCATTTACTGTGATTGTCCCTTCTGTCCCAGTACTCACGAAATACTCAAGCTCTGTTGGCACGTTGTTGATTGTCATGACCGGTTCATACTTACTCAATAGAGTAACGTATGAGTTTTCATCTGACATATAAATCGAGATTTGATCAACTATCTTATCGCCGATTTTATCTCCAATGGAATACTTTATATCGTTAACTGTTACTGTAAGAATCTTAGGCATAGGCTCTTCTCCTTAAAAAAGTTATTACGGTTACTCTCTCCGTCGTACCGTCTCGCAAGTGTGGGCGAGGGACTTGTAAAGTTATCAATCAATCAACCAAAGCACCATATAGAAAGGAGTCGGGAATAAATTACCCGTATTAATCACTTTACGCGGTACAGCCCCATACATCATAATGTATTTAGTTTTCAATTATGACCATATTATATCATATAAAATCGATTTTGTGTGAAATATATGACTCACTTATTTATAGTGAGGTCACGCATACTTCCCATTTTGGTGTATAATCTCTCAAAGACAATATAATACACATGGAAGAGTAACGCATGGAAAATATACTCATTGAGAGAACAAACAAAACGCAAAAGCAGGTTGAACTTCTTGAGCGAAGAGAGCAGGCTATGGCTTTGCGACTTGACGGATATACGTATCGAGAAATTGCGGAGATTATGTACGCGCTGAGTGTTGAAGGGAAACTTATTATCCCAGATAGTTACGACGAGAGATATGCCTATCGTGATGTTAACAACGTGTTGAAACAAGTGCAAACAGAGCTGTTTGAGTCAGCAGAACAACTTCGGATCATGGAGCTTAGAAATTTAAACAGGCTTCAAAACGCAATCATGCCAAAAGCATTGCGCGGCGACCTGAAAGCCGTTGACAGAGTATTGAAAATAATGAGTCAAAGAGAGCGTTATGTGCCCGACCTAAGTTTGCCCAAGACAGTAAAAATAGAATCGTGGCAAAATGAAGTGCTCGCGTTAATTCGTGAGGGAAGAATAACAATAGAGGACATTAAAAATGACTACCCCCAACTTGCAGAGAGAATCTTGGCAGAGCTTCCTAACACCAGAAGCGAAACTGGAAATGCAGATGGAAGCTTTGCGATTGAAGGCGAATACATTGACTTGGAAAAATCAAATGGAGATATTTCCAGAGAGGGCAATCTGTAATGAAAGCTTAGATGCTGTTGATTTTCACGCTGCGCAAAATTTAATATGGGACGCGAAAGAACGTTATGTGATTATGTCCGCGGGGTCACAGGGTGGAAAGGATTTGGCACTTGATACACTCGTAAGAACTCCTGACGGTCATGTTTGGATGGAAAATGTTCGAGCAGGAGATTATGTAATTGGGCACGACGGGAGTCCAACGCTTGTTACAAATATATCCGATATTTTTACAAATAATAAGTGTTATAAACTTTATTTCAGTAATGGCGAGACTGTTGTTTGTGGAGAGGATCATTTATGGTCTGTGAAGAATCAATTTATGAGAGCAAACAAATTCGGTGCGGGTGTCTTGCCAACCAATTATTTGTACAGCACGATGTGGAAACATTGGAGTCTGAGTGATACCAACGTACACATAGACAAGATAGAAGAAACAGAAACTGTTCCGACAAAGTGTATTGAAGTTGCTGATCGGTGGGGTATTTTTTGCGTAGCAAAGAGCAATATTCCGACTCATAACTCCGTGTTTGGTCCAAAGTGGTTACACAGGGAAGTTTATCACCCAGAGTTTGGAAGGGGAAGTGGAGATTACTTAGCAGTTACTGCTACTTTTGATTTGTTCAAACTAAAAATGTTGCCAAGTATGATTAACATATTCTGTAAAGTATATAAGGTTGGAAAATATTGGGCTGGCGACAGAATTATTGAACTTATGGACCCAGAAACAAGAACTTTTTGGGCTAAATCTGCGAGCGATCAGATGTGGGGAAGAATTATTTTGCGTTCAGCGGACTCGCCCGGTGGTCTTGAATCTGCAACCGCCGTTGCAGTATGGGCTGATGAAATGGGTCAGGGAAGATTCACGAGACAGGCATATCAAGCAATGCGACGAAGAATGACCGTGCGTAGAGCGCGATTGCTTGTCACAACCACATTGTACGAACCCGGCTGGTTTTTGTACGACATGATTAGACCCGCCAAACACGAACAGAATGAAATTTTTATTGAGAATGATCGCGGAGATTTAAGTTATGTGAGAAACGAAGAGAGGGACACCTTTCTTGTACAGTACGACAGTACTCTTAATCCAACTTTTTCAGCAGAAGAATTTGAAGAAAATAAAGGCTCGCTTGACGACAATGATTTCAATATGTTTTTTAAGGGAAGAGAGGGCACGTCTCGTTATGTGATATATGACAGTTTCGATTCGAAGAGACACGTGTGCGACCCATTTCACATTCCGCACGAGTGGGACAAGTATATTGGACTTGATTATGGTGGCGCGCACATGAGCGCAGTTATCTTCGCGGAGAACCCTAACAACAACATTCTTTATTGTTATGCCATTTATCTTGAAGGTCAAAAAGAAATAGAAGAACATGCAAGAAATATATTAAAACTTTGCGGTGATAGACCAGTTTTGGCTTCTGGGGGCGCGCCGGGCGAAACGCAATGGCGTAGAGAATTTAGCAAGTATGGGCTGTTTGCCCAACAGCCGACAGTAAGCGATGTTGAAGTTGGTATTGACAGGGTGTACAGAACACACAAAAGAGATGGGATTATTTATTTTAACAATCTTGCTGGTATAATAGAACAAAAGGAAATATATTCCAGAGTTCGTAATCCAGAAACAGGAAAGCCAACGAAGGAAATTAAAGATAAAAATGAGTTCCATTATCTCGATGCTGAAAGGTATATCATCGGTGATATTAGACCACTTGGAATTAATAAGGTAAAGGTAATGAGTTTATGACAGATAATAGAATTATAGAATCTTCTGTTTCTCGAACAATGCAAGATGATAAGTATGTTTCTCCTGACTTATCGTCTTCTACCGGCGGGGGTCTTGGAATGTTGTTTATGCTTGGTGCAAATGCAACTGTTGTTCCGCCGTGGTGGAGCAGAAGACGAGATGTTTACTTGAGAGATATGGTGCATAGATCAGATCATCTAGCAGGTGCACTGTACAACCTGTCAGTTAAATTAAGAACAATTCCATTAAACATTCATGCAAAAAATGAGTCAATCACTTGGCACACAAAACTCGCAAAAGAATATGAGCACTCGATTATAAACCTTTCGGAGTTTGGGCAGGGTTTCGATGTAACGTTCTCTAAATGGATAGATGACTATCACTCTCAAGACAATGGTGCGTTTTTAGAAATTATAGCAGATGGACCGCGCGACGGTCCGATACGGGGAAGGATAATTTCTATTGCTCATATAGACTCTGCTTGTTGCACGCGTACTTCAAATCCAATTTACCCAGTGATTTATTCCGATCCCAATACTGGGAAGAAAAGTAAGTTGCATTACACTCGCGTTGTTGCCACCTCGCAGAGACCATCTCCTATAAAGGGCATGAACAACGTTGGCTTTTGTTCTGTATCAAGCATATTGAGTGCCGCGCAGAATCTCATTGATATACAACTTTACAAGCAAGAGCGCGTCGGCTCAAGACCCGCTGAGGCTTTCATCATCACCGGTGGTGGGCTTGATCCAGAAGATGTTAAAATGGCTATGGCTATTCAAGAATCAATAGATGATAACGCCAGCCTCACAAAATACTCGCGCGCAGTGATCGCTGGCAGCAGAAACATACAAGACCCAAAGTTTGAGATACACAGATTGACAGAACTTCCGGAGTGGTTTGACGAGCGCGAGTCTACTGTGTTGTCCATGGCTATCATTGCTATGGGCTTTGGAATGGACGCGAGAGAATTGTTTCCAACGATTGAGGCTGGTGCCTCAAAGGCGGAGGCTATCATTTCTCACATTAAACAAAGAGGGCGCGGTCCAGGGCATATTTTGAAAACAATGGAGCATATTCTAAATACTTGGGTCTTGCCCCCATTCCTTGCCGCGGACTTTGATTATCAGGATGACACAGAAGATAGAGCAAGTGCAGAAATCCGAAATGTCAGGGCGCAGGCAAGGGAAAGAGATATGAGCAACTTGATCACAAATGCGCGTGTGGAGAGGCAAAAAATGCTTCACGACGGGACAATAACCCACTCCATGTTCGAGGATTTAGAACTTGCTGATGGGAGACTTCCTGACGGAATAGATGTCATACAACTATTCAACAGTACAGACAAAGACTACTCAGGATGGTTGGGCAGTGTCAACGACAGCAACTGGGAAGATGCTGAGAAAATTATTTCGACCTATTTAATCAACAGCAGGGATGAAGCAAAAATCATCAAGGCGCGCAGGGCACTCGCGGCTATAAAATTTAAGTACCATCCAGAGCCAACAGAAAGAGAGGTTGGCAAATCACCAAAAATAGACGATAGTTATCAAGACGAAAGGTTTGGAAGAAAACTTCCAACGTCGACTTTCATACCAGCAGACGAAACACAGCGTTATCAAGAAGATAATTTTGACGAGTAATAAAGGAGAAAGTTATGGTTAAAAATAAATTAAATCCTGGATCAGGACTTTGGATTTGGATATTGAAACGGTACAGAAATGGCGAGCCGCTTTCAATACTCAGCGATCTTCGCAAGGGCGGTTTTACTTATGTGAATATAAAGATTGCCGATTGGACAAAAAAATATAATCAGGATGTAGACCTCAAAGGGTTTGTGAGTTCGATGCGTTATCATGGAATTGAGCCGTGGGGCTGGCAATATATCTATGGAATTAATCCAGCAGAAGAGGCTAAGGTTGCCGCGCGATATGCGAATGAACTTGGGCTTCATGGATTTATCATTAACGCAGAAAAAGAATTTAATACTCAAGCAATGGCTGGCGCGGCTAAGATATACATGGATACGCTCAAGCAGCATCTCGATCCAAGCATATTGGTTGGATTATCCTCTTATCGCTTCCCGTATAAGTATCAGAGAAACTTTACTTGGCGCGAGTTTTTGGGCGGTTGTGATTTTTATTCTCCTCAAGTTTATTGGATGCTTTCACATGGGGATGCTCATATACAACTCGATCAGTCAATTCAGGATTGTAAAAGAATATTCCAGCACGCAGGCGTGAGTGTAGACATGCCGATACGCCCAACTGGTGCGGCGTTCACAGAACACGGATGGACTCCTACTGTTGGTGAACTTTCTGCTTTCATGATGAAGGCAAGGGAATTAAAGATTCCAGCGATTGATTGGTGGGAGGCTGGCAATTCATTTTTGTATGCAAAAGAACTTTACAACTATCTTATAAACAATCCCTACGATCCAGACGACGCGGTAGAGCCTCCTTCCCCACCGGATGATGGCGAGACAGAGGCCGTGTTTAAGGCGATTTGTATCACCGCTGGTCTTTATGTGCGAAGTGGTCCAAGCACTATGTATTCTATTGTTGGAGACTTGAGGGAGGGTGACGTTGTAGATGTGTATGAGGTTAAAGACAATTGGTTTAGAATTGGTGCTGGTATGTGGTGTTCTGGTTATCCCATTTATATGCGTCGATTAGAGGTGCCATTAGAACCAGAGCCAACTGATGGCGGCATTGTAGAGGTCACGGCAAACGCCCTGTACATGCGCAGCACTCCTGTGGTCACTGATGAAACAATCGTGGGGCATACAACTAAAGGGAAACGACTGAAGGTCATTGATAGAAATGATGACTGGACTCGCGTAGAAGTTTATGTTAGCAGTAAATATACCAAAGAGGTTTAATGGCTGACAATGAATGGAATGATCTTGTAACATATAGAGGGGAAATAGTATCTCTCAAGGTTTCGTCTAATATCCCAAAAGATTTAATAGATATACAAAAATTTAAATCAGAGGCGATAAGAAAACTTCGTGCGGAATCGAAGCGAGAAGCAGAAATTGTCAAACGATCTCTTGAGCGCGTCACAAGAACTTGGAGCGACGAGAACAAGCCAACATTCACAATCGCTTATGGCGGTGGTGGAGCGAGATTTTATGTAGAAGTAAGTACGGACAGCGCGATATTTAAATGGCTCAATTTTGGCACGAAAGAAAGATATGCCGTCATGACAGGAAATTTTAAAGCAAAAACAACCCCCAGAGTTATCGGAAGTCGCGCTGGACGCGGCGGTTTTTCTCACCTTTCGCGTATCCCAAAAGAAGGCATTAAGGCTCGTGAATGGCTTGACGAGATTGCGGATAGACGAGAGCCACAGTATCACAAAAATATGGAGAGAGTGTTTCAAGAAGTTGTCAGGAAGTATTTGGCGAAAGGAAAATCCTTATAATGGAAGATAAATTACCGCAAGATATTCAAAAAAGATGGTATAATATAACGCGAAGATTGCAGTCTATATCCAAGTCGGAGGGTCTTTCGATTGTTACAGCAAAAATACTTGTGAAATCTGACGGCACTCCAATCACATGGACTGTTGATTCTCATATACTTGAGCCAAAAAGTCTTCAAGAGGCACTGTTGGATGTGATAGAAGATACAAAAAATATAGAAGAACTTGCACAATTTTAAAATTATGTGATAATATAAGTAAAGGATAATAGAATGAGCGTTCTAAACAAACTTTTTTTCAAACTGTTGAGTGAGGAAAAGAAAAAAGATGTTATAATTAAATCTGTTGAGAAATTGCATGACAGCAATAGTAACATGCGTTTCTTCAAGGATGCAGATACCGATCAGTTGCGCTGGCTCGCGGCGTGGTCAAGCAATTATCTTGACGATGATTACCCACGTGATATAATATCAGAGAGCGCGCACAAAGATTTTATTGGAAGAGTCGATAGTGGTGAGGCGAGTTACCCAGAGTTATGGCATTGGCACACAAAAGGGACCCGCTGGGGCATCACAGATTTTCTTGCATACGATGAGGATCACGGAATTTGCTGGGCAAGTGGTCTTGTCGATACAGGGAAAGAGCATGAGGCTCTTGCTCTTTTGAAGAGCAATATTAAAATAGGTGTATCTCACGGAATGAAGGACGTTGTCTGGAATTACGATGGGTTAAGTGTCATAGAAAAATACACTACTTATGAAATCTCGGACTTGCCGCTTCGGTGGGCGGCGAACAGAATGACAGCAATGTTTATGCCCGAGGATAAGGAGAATAAAAATCTGGAGGACAATATGAGTCTAACACAGGAAAAGAAAGAATATCTCAAAAAGGTTGGGCTTACCGAAGAGCAGATTGATGGCTTAGACGAGTTTGGGAAAGAAATGTCTGAAGCTTTTGGCGATCGTGCTCGGAAGGAAGCCAGTGAAGAGCCGCAAGAAAACGCCGACTTAGAAAGTGAAAAAGCCGAGGGCGAAAACGGCGAGGCAACAGGAGAGACGGAAGACGCTGTTGAAGAAAAAGAAACAGAAGAAACTCCAGTTGACTTAGATGCCGTCATGAAAGCTGTTAGAGAGGGCTTTGATGCTTTTGGAGAAATTGTCGCTGATACAATCGCGAAGATGGACGACCGTGTCAAGGCACTTGAAACAAAAGAAGTTGAGCGTAAAAAAGAGCAACAACTTGAACCGTTGAGCGCGACTCTTCTTGAAAAGTTCAGGGCTATTGGCGCAGAGGATACCGCCGTTGGAGAAGATGACGAACTCGCGAAAGATGCCCCTGAAGAAAAAGAATTTGACGACGCTCAGTTCAAGAGCGCGAGCGAATTTCTTGCACATGCAGTTTCAAAAACTTTCGGTTTCAAGTCCGAATAAAAAAATAGGAGAGTGTCTCTATGAATGAGAAAGATTTATTGTTAAAAATGTCGAAAGCGTTAAAGGACGCGGCAGTTCCGCCAGACGCTACCCCCTTACACGGTCAGGGTGGTTTGTGGGCTGTTTCAGGACTTGACCGCGAAGTTGTAAACGCTAAAATCGAGCCGTTTGGTATTTCAAGCGTGCTCCCTGTTGTTCCATCAGTTGATGAGAATCCGATTTTCGGCGTCGTTACTGGTATTGAGAAACGCGGTGTGCGTATTCAAACACCATGTGAGGACGCCCCAACCGGATATATTAAGGGTGGTTATCTGACCGCTAAGTTCGGATTGACGAGACAGGACACAAATACCATTGATGTCATGGACATCGCAATGCGAAAGAATCGTGGCGATTTTAAAGACCTGATGTTGCGTGGCGATCTACTTGGTGCCGCAGGTTTGACTCCTACAGCACTTCGTTCCATGAGTGACGCTGAGTTTCTGACAAACCTTGTCGCGGCAGAAATGATCACCGCTGGTATCATTGCACAGCGTGAGCTTTCTACTGATATGTGGCAGGGCACAGTCGCTGGCGGTGCTTTCCCCGGCTTGGATGTTCAAATCAATACGGGGCACATTGATGCCTTTACTGGCGCGCCAATGCCTTCCGTTGATAGTCGAGTAATTGATTTCAACTATGGCAATGTTAGCAGCGGAACGCCAGATATTGTCGAACTTATGCACGCAATGGAACACTACCTGTACTTTAACTCCATTCACATGGGATTTGACCCAGCACAATGGGTTATTGTTATGCGACCAGAGTTATGGGAAGAACTCATTAATGTTTGGGTATGTAAATACTTCACCAATCATTGCTCTGATAATGCTGGCAATAACATTGTTCACGTGAATGATGGTACAGCCGCAGAACTTCGTGCGCAGATGAAAAATGCTCACTATCTCGATATTAATGGTCGTCGGTATCCTGTAATTGAAGATACTGGCATCTATCAGCGAGACTGGGTAAATGATGGTGGAAATCTTGGCGAAGGCGAGTTTGCATCTTCAATTTATTTTGTTCCTCTCGCTGTTCAGGGTGGGGCGTTCAGAACTACCTATCGAGAGTATAAAGATTACTCTGCCGCGGAAGCAATGCTTTCCCACATCAAAGAGGGTAAGCAGTTCTGGACCGACGGCGGTATCTACTCTTGGAGCATTGAGGACAAGAAAGGCTGGTGTGTAAAATTGGCATTACGCTCCGAACAGCGTATCGTATTGCGCACCCCACACCTCGCTGGAAAAATCCAAAAGGTTAAGTACAGCCCAATCCTGCCGACACGCTCCCCGTATCAGGATGACATTTACTTCCTTGACGGTGGCGTTAGCATGAGAGCCAAAGACGTGTATCAGAGTGTTTGGTCGTAAACCTTAATCGAATTTTAGTATAGTAAAGTGGCGGTTTTAAAACCGCCATTTTCTACTTAGGGATGAACATTAAAATGACATTAGAAAAAGAGGTAGAACAATACAAGGATAGGATTGTAGATATAGAAAGAAATGTTGATCCGAACACCTTAAATCCTCATCCTTATAATTATAAAATACATCAGAAGCCACAAATCAATACTATGGATGACATCTTGAACGAGATCGGTGTAATCGACGGCATAAAAGCAAGTGTCAAAACTCGCAATGTAATAGATGGGCACATGCGGACAAAGATGTTTATAGAGAAAGACCAACTTATACCACTCGTGATATGGCTGAATCTCGAAGATGAAGAAGAAGAACGGCGCGCCATTCTACTGTTTGATGAAGTGGGGAAAATGGCGCGCACCGATAGAAAAATTCTTGAGAATATAATCAATGAGACACAATTAAGAAAAAAGAACATCCAAGACCTCGTTGAATCCATCGCAAAGAAAAAACAAATAGACATCGAAATCGATAGAGACACCGGAGACGTGAGTGCTGTCGCAAAAAAAGATGATGGTGGGAAAGAAGAGATGGAACAGATGTTCGATGATCTTGTGGACAAATGGGATGTTAGCGAGGGAACGGTTTGGCGACTTGACGAGAATATGTATCTCATAAAAGGCGATACCACAAGAAATGAAGTGAAAGAAATTGTATGGAGTTTTTCACCCGATTGTATATTAACCGACCCGCCTTATGGAATAGATATTGTCGGTGCAGACGGAAGGATAGGGCTTGCTAAACACTTTGGTGACGTTGGCGGTGATACAGAGCCATTTGTTGCCAGCCACATTCTTGATTATGGCTTGCCATCTATTATCTGGGGTGCAAATCATTTCTCAAGTCAACTTCCTGACTTTCCGCGTATGCTTATTTGGAACAAGCGCGGCGAGGGAAATAGACCCAACGACTTTGCTGACGCAGAAATAGCGTGGTGTTCTGAGAAAGGTGTTATTAGAACCTTTGATCACGTTTGGCGCGGCGCGGCGCGAGCAAGTGAGCGCGAGATCGCCCGTATGCATCCAACTCAAAAGCCAATACTTGTATTCGAGTGGTGCTTGGAATTTTTTCCAGAGTATCACATGGTGCTCGATATGTATGGTGGCTCTGGCACAATTCTTCTCGCGGCTAAGAACGTAAACAAGGGAGCAATCTGTGTTGAATATGAAGAGAGGTATGTTGCCGTGAGCATGGAAAGATATTACAATCACATTCAAAGAGCAGTAAAACCGGAGAGGATTTTATGAAAATAATAATTCCCGCTTATTCCAAAACGTATTGGTGCTTAGAACCGTTTGCTTATTTATTTAATAAATATTGGAAAAATCAAGACCCAGTAATTCTTTATTATAGTGAACTCGATGTTAAGATTCCTAAAAATTTTTCTACTTTTCAGATATATTATAAAGATTATCCTAAAGATAAATGGGCTAATGGAATTATAGAATATCTTAAAACAATCAATGATGAGACAATTATATTATTGCTTGAAGACTATTGGTTGACAAGAAAGGTTTCAAGTGAAATTATTTCAATTCTTAATGCTCTTGCAGAAAAAGATAAAAATATTTTAAGAATTGATTTGACCACTGATAGGCTTTATGCTGGTGGCATGAGAGACATTGGTTACGTTGAATACGTAGACCTCATTGAGGCACCGGGAAGTATGTATCAAATGTCGTTGCAGGCTGGTCTATGGAGACGAGATAATTTTCTTGATGTCCTCGAAAGACTTAATGACGGGGAGCGTTCTTCTTGGGGGGTGGAACTTACTGGAACTGTAATTGTAAATAATGATTTAAACTATCGCGTGTTGGGGACAAGACAGTATCCCGTTAGGTACGAGAATGGCGTTAACGTTAAAGATGGAGTTAATAAAAATCTCACAACAATGATTGAAAGCGATAGAAATTATATTATGCGATGGATAAAGGATAAATGAGATGAGTATTTTAACAAAACATACCAAAAATCTTGTTGATGCATTTTATTTTCTGCATGAATCAGAGGCTGAACTGTTACAAAAATTGGCTGAACTCGTGCCAGAGAATGGGATTTGTGTGAACATTGGCGCGGGCGTTGGCACTTCTGCTCTTGCAGTGCTTGAAAAAAGACCCGACCTTACGGACACATTTTTTACCATAGATATTCGGAGTGAGGGTAATCCGTTTGGCGGTCTTGAAAACGAAAGAAATGCTTTTGACAAAGCAGAGATGGAATATCCAAATCAAATCTTTGGAGATAGCAAAGAGGTCGTCAAGGGATGGGATGACGATATAGATTTTCTAATCGTTGACGGCGATCACTCTTATGATGGAGCAAAGGCGGATATAGTTGAGTGGGGTAAATTTGTTAAGTCTGGCGGTATTATACTTGTACATGATTACGAATCTGTACATTGGGGAGATGTCAAGAAGGTTGTTGATAAATATCTTGGTGCTAATTTGGATTATGTCTTCCTCGATAGGTCGATAAGTTATGTAGCGTTTGTGAAGAAGGTATAAGACATGCGCGTATTGATGACACCCGGACTTGGTCAAGAGGGCGATAGAACAACGGGGATAAGTGCAGTCGTTCATAAGTATGTAGAATATTTGCCTAAACATTTTGGCGTTGAGTTTGTGCGTGATAGCCCCGACGTAGTTGTGTCACATGCAGGCATTACTGGTAAGGCGTGTGATGTTTCTGTATTGCATGGAATATATTGGACCGGTGATTATAATGCCAGCAAGGCAGAATACGCAGTCAATGCTAAAATAGCAGATAGTGTGCGCTCCGCGAAACAAATAACCGTGCCCTCAGGATGGGTAAAACGAACAATAGAACGTGACCTTCGCCTGTCTCCGCATGTTATCCCACACGGAATTGAATGGGGCGAGTGGCAAGATGAAGTAGAAACAAAAGATTATATTTTGTGGAACAAAAATAGATTGGACAGAATTTGTGATCCAACCGCAATGCAAGAACTGGCAAGGCAAGCCCCAGAATATAACTTTGTCACAACATTCGCAATAAGAAATAATGCAAAGAATGTTAAAGTCATCGGAAAACAATCTTTCGATAACATGAAGGGAATTGTTAAAAGCGCGAATGTTTATCTTTCACTTGTGAAAGAAACCTTTGGCATTGGCGTTCTTGAGGCACTCGCGTCAGGCGTTCCTGTTCTTGGATGGGACTATGGTGGGAATCAAGACCTCGTTGAACATTGCATTAATGGTTATCTCGCAGAACCATTTAACTACGATGATTTGCGATATGGACTTGAGTATTGTGTTAAACACAGAAAAGTATTAAGTAAAAACGCACGTGAACTCGCCAAAAAGTGGCGGTGGATCGACGCAGTTGAAAAACTTTACAATGTGTTGACACTCGCAAATGAACAGAAAGAGAAAACCGTATCGGTGATTATCCCAAACTATAATTATGCAGATAAACTTTCGCGAGTACTTGATAGTGTGTGTGAGCAAACGTTGAGGCCAAAAGAAATTATTGTTGTGGATGATGGTTCTACAAAAAGTGATCCAGAGAATATAGTCAACGAGTACAAAAATAAGTTTAGTGATATTGATATAAAACTTGTGAAACAAAAGAACTCTGGCGTCGCGGTCGCGAGAAATACCGGTTTCAAAAATTCTACTGGCGAGTACATTTGCTGTATCGATCCTGATGATAAAATTGAATCGCAATTTCTTGAGACATGTGTTGATTATCTTGAGAAAAATCCCTTTATCTACACCGCATACACTCGTTTACAATACATAAAACCAAGTGGAGAGACAGGGGTATCCACGTGGCCGAGTCAATATGATTTTGACAAACAACTTAAGCGTATTAATCAAGTTCCAACTTGCAACGTTTCGAGGCGAGCAGTATGGGAAAGACTTGGTGGACAACGCTCAAGGTATTGTCCCCGCGGTGCTGGCTCAGAAGACGCTGAAATGTGGACACGCGCGGGTGCTCATGGAATGGGCGCGGCTCTCGCGAGCGAGATACCGCTGTTTGTTTATTCATGGATGACGGGTCTTGTGAGTGGAAACAAAGAATACAGGGAAGTTGATTGGCTTGGTATGCACCCGTGGGTTGAAGATAATATACATCCATTCGCGAGTTTTGCTACCCCCGTCAATCGAATTTCACATCCAGTATTTCAGTATGATGAGGCAGAGGTAAGTATTATTATTCCAGTCGCAGAAAGACATCTTGAAAAACTTGTGAATTGCCTTGATAGTGTTGAGGGTCAGACGTTTAGAAAATGGGAGATTATAGTTGTTGACGACAGCGAGACCGGCATAGATGATTTCATTAAAACATCCTACCCCTTTATTACTTGGCTGAGAAATAAAAGTAACACTCACAATGCAAGTGTTAGCAGGAACTTGGGCGTAGAATATTCCAGCGCAAACGTTCTGTTGTTTCTTGATGCCGATGATGAATTCGCTGGTCGTGATGCATTGAAAAACATGATGACTGCTTATCATGTATCTGGGGATATAGTGTATGCGGACTATATTATTAAGTTTATTGAGGCAAAATACCCAGAAAAGATTTTCGGCGATAGGTTTTTGTACTCTGATATAAACACGGGTCATGTTTATGTACTTGGAAAATCTCTCGACTATGATTGCAAAAAGGCTCAAGAGGATATAGAGTATAATTGGAGTATAGTATCATGTATAGTACCAAAAAATATACATGATGAGGTTGGTGGATTTGACGAAAAACTCAATCTGCTTGAAGATGTTGATTATTATAAGCGAATTGCAAAACTTGGTTACTGTTTCAATAGAATTAATAAAACGACTGTAATTGTAGACAGAACAAGAGGCAGTGTTCACGAAAAGAAAAGTGCTGATATAGAAAAGTACAAAAAGATCATAGACAATAAGTTGAAGAGGATAAAAAATATGCCCTGTAAAGGTTGCGGTAGTAGTAGCACGAGTAACGAGCTTGCTGAAATATACATGAGTTCGTATCAAAAAATATTAAGAAACGAGGAAAATGTCATGAGTTATGAGGATACTGATTTTATACGTTGTAAGTATGTGTCAAGAATGGAGGGTGATCATAGCGTTACTGGTCCAAAGACTAAAATAAACTATGGGTATAGGGGCAACAATGATGTCATGCTTGTTCATCGAGAGGATATAGATGGAATTACATTTATTCCTCTTGAGGATCAAAAGCCTAAACTTCACAAGAAGGAAGTTGCCGATGCTCCCGCGCCAGAAGATGTCACCGGAAAAAGAGAGAGGGCTGGCATAATGATAGAGATGATTACACCAGATCTGTTTGAGCTTATGGGCATCACAAGAGGGGCTGGGAAGATTATTGACGCTCTTGAACAGAAAGGCGTTATGTATATCGGACAACTTGCGGAAATGAAAGAAGAGGATTTGCTCGTCATAGATGGCGTTGGAATTACTACAGCGAAGAAAATAATAAATGGTGTCAAGGAGCTTTTAAGTGATTAATAGTTTCTCTGATTTTATAATATTAAGTTTTGCTGTGGTAAAATACATTATGATAATTCAGTCTCTTGATTTGCCTTCGAAGATACTGATAGTGTTGAAAAAGACCGAGAACAGTTGGCTGCGACTTGTTATGGCGAAGGCTGGAATGACGATTGATTGCACGGTGTGTCTTTCTGTTGTTGGTGGGATCATAGCCGTAGCAATCAACGCGTTGGGTTTAAATTTTATAAATATGATAATGGCTACATCTGTTCTCGGTCTGATTTTGAAAAGGAAATATCTATGACAATATCCAAGTTTGTCAGTTCCTTAAGTTTAGACAGATATGCAGAGATAGTTGGATTAAATCCTGTTCATTTTTCAGGCTCTGGCGATATTATGCTGGAGGATGGTGCGAGACTATTCCCGTTCTCACCTGATTACAGGGCGTACACACAAAACGAATCCTTTGACAGCCCCCGCGCCGCGTCGAGAGAAGAAATTGGAAGGGAAATCTTTGATGCTGAAAGTGCGATTGAAGATTATCTTGGTACTCACGTTACTCCGAAGTGGATTGTCGGCGAATCAATCATGTCACCTTTTCATCACAACAGGCTTGTCGGAAGTACATGGGAAAATGTTCGCGGTGAGCCAGTTGAATTGCGACCAGGCTTTGGAAGGTTTATCGCTGGCGGCAAACGAGCATCTGATGTCATTATAGACAACGCTCCCGTCACGTTTCTCGATAACGATAATGACGGATGGCACGAAATAGCAAGAATAACAATTCCTTTTAGTACGACAGATGACATCACGCTATTCGACGGAGAATACTTACCAAAAGAACTTTTTCCGATGTTGAACGTCTATGAAAGATATGTTTCCTTATATAATATAAAAATTTATTTTTCTAATTACAACGGAAGTCCGCAGTACGAAATAAGACCACCCATTTCAAAAAGCATACTTGGCGATAATCTTGTGATAGATTTCAACACATGGCAACTCATTGATCCGAGTGTGTGGGGAGAGCTTCCACGAGACGATACGTCGCGAATAGATATATCAGAGTGCAAAAACATAGTGGGGAACGTCGATGTCTATCATGAGTATAACGATACGACTAAATCTCATGCCGATTTTATTTATGCTCCATGCGGGAATGACAACACGAGAATGACACAAGATGGTTATACCGCCATTGTAAACCCAAGTATAAATACCATTAACGCGGTACCAGCATACTGGGAAGATGCATGGTTTCGATCTCATATAAATGGAAAGATAAAATACATTAATCTTAATTACTTGTCCGGATTCATGTATAAGCCATATTACGAAAAACAATATTGGGACGGGTTGCATCCAGAGTTGGCAAAACTAATAGCATATCTCGCGACAACAAGGCTTGCAAGACCACTTGCAGGAAGAGCGGAGGTGATCGCATTATCGGAAACTTTGCAAAGAGATAAGACAACATCGAAGCCGGGCGAGTTCCTTTTTGCTTCCAATGCAATGCTCGATAACCCGTTTGGTACTCGTTTTGGCGAAATATATGTGTTTGATCGCCTACAAAAGTTCCAACACAGATTTTTAAGGTATAATAGAGTATGAAAATTGTAATATACAAGGATAATGACGGAAGGTTGCACAGGTCTTTAATACGTGACACTGACCCAGAGAGCATAGCCCCAGAAGGATTGCCACTTGACCCACCGATGATAGATGACATTCTCGAAGAGGCGAAGATTTGTTTGCATAACGAACTTGTGGTAAGGAATATATGCGACTTATCTACACTGCGAAAAGACATGAGCGCCTTATCGTCTGCTGTCAAGAAGTGTATAACAAAAAATATTGTTAATCGTTATCATGAAAGTGATAACAAAAAATAAGGAGTTTTATTATGGAAAAACAAAGCCTAAAATATTCTCCAGCGACTACTGGTAAGGCACGAGCCTTCGTTATTCCCGGCGGTGCTCGCCAAGACAGGGAGATTCATTACGCATCTTATATGCGTGTTGACAGCGGGTCTCAATCTCTTGGTGATGTAACTCCCATACGAATGAATGACCCGAACGCTTTTGATAGGTTTATCGATGTCGGTTTTATTCGTGGCTCGAAGTCAAACCCCACCACAAGTCTTGTGGAGAAATTGCCGCTGGAAATTCGAAGTACAATTGACAGGCTTGCCCGCTCTGGTGTCCCATTTGATGTTCACATCCAATTTGGCGAGTGTTTCAACCCAAGTGATATTAGGCAATTCGCCTCCGGTATTGTTTATGAGTATGCCAACGCAACAAGCCATGACAATGACGCTTTGATTGCGCTTGATGATGGTGAGAACTCTGAAATCAGGGAAACGCTTGCTGTAAGCGCGCAAGATCGCTATCGCTATGTTCCTCTTGGATACAGTAATCGCGCGGCTGAGGATGTCATAAACGAGATTGTAGATGTGTTCATCAAGAGAACGCGTGATTGTGCTGACGATCCAGCAAAGCCAATGTTGCAAATGGCTGTTACAAAAGCAGAGGGTGGATCGCCCGGCACTGGACCATATTTTTTCTGGTCTCTCGATGGCGGTGCGACTTGGCACTCACACGACGTTGATTCACTCAGCGCGTCTGACGATGCGAGTGGTGTCGCTGTTATTGGTGATTACATTGTGGTGACTTCTGCTGGTGCAAAAAAATTGGCTTACACAGAGGTTGCTCCGTTCTACCACCCTGATGTCCCAGGATTTGATCCACTATTCTCTTCCGTCGCGACCGGTCTGAAAGACAATCCTATGGCTATTGACTCTATCGGAATCATGGGCTTTGTGGTTGGAGACAGTGGCTATGTTTACAAAGTAGACGAAGTTGCGCTTGGAGCGCAGGTTGTTGACGATGGTAACGCGTCGGGCGGAAACCGATTAAATGCTGTCTATGCCTTTGACGAAAGTTCTGTCATTGCAGTTGGCAATGCTGGTACAGTCGTATATTCACACGATGGAAAAACCTTCTCTGCCGCTCCGAAGGCACCTGTCGGTGTTGGCGTAAACTTAATCTCGTGTGCGATGCGATATGCTGATGAATGGTGGGTTGGGGCTAATGACGGCACTCTGTATGTAACTTTTGATAGTGGTGTTCATTGGACAAAGGTTACGCTTCCCGGCACCACTCCGTCTTCGATTACCGGCATTACTTGGGCTTCTCATAGTGTAGGGTATGTCGCAGCGACTGTAAGCGGCGCGGGTAGAATTTATCGCACCATTTGCGGTGGCATTGTATGGGGTGTTGAGCCTCAGTTGAGCACATACGCTATGCCAAAATCGACAAAGTTAAATAAAATTGCTGCCGATCCAGAAGATGTTAATCGTATTCTTGTTGGTGGCGCGAACAGTACCGATGGAGTATTGATTCTTGGTACTGACGCTAAGGTGTAAAATAAAATAATAAAAATAATTCTTTCGTACTGGAGGAAAAAATGACTGAAGATAAAAATGTTGTCAAGGCTGTTGTGGACAGCGCAAAAATAACTCAAGAGAAACTTGACGGTAGCGGGGATGAAAAAAATGAAAATACAATTACGATGTCAAATGGCATTGTATTTACTCTGCGAGAAGTTCCTCAGGTCGCGTACGTTGATTTGAGGAACTCGCTCCCAGAGCCTTATCCGCCTATTTTTTACAACAAAGATACTGGAAAAGAAGAGCCGAACTATGACGATCCACGATATGCCTCCGAACGGGCAAGCTGGGAAGTCGCCATATCGACGGGTATCATAGATATATCCATTCTCTTTGGCACTGAAATCAAAAGTATTCCAGATGGAATTATTAAGCCTGACAGCGAAGAGTTTTCTGACAGATTAAGTGTCATGCTCAAGAGATTTGGGTGGTCAAGAGAAGATATTAGGAATATTGGTAAGACAGAAAAGTATCTTACTTGGGTAAAGTATTACGCAACAGAAGGCTCTTTTACTGGCAGAGAAGGGAAAGAAGGAGATATGGACAGGCTTCTTAACGCAGTTGGGCGCATGAGTGGCGTGCCAGAAAGCGACGTTAAGAAGGCTGTTGAAAGCTTTCGAGATTAAAATATATGGTGTCGCTCCAAATGATATTATAGTAAGTTCTCAATATTCCATAGAAATGTCTTCTAATGAGCCGACACGCGGTTTACTCGTCTCAAAGTTTGAAGAAAACAGTATCAGGCAATCACTGAGGTATACTAAAAGAGAGTGGAAAGGTTTGTCTCCACTCGAAAAAGCGGAAGAGATTGCTGTATACAGGATAAACAGAAAGATGGAATACGTTAAACTCTTAAAGGAACTTGATAAAATATAATGTCTTTCAGAGAAGTTGGTGTAAAGTTTGTACAAATCGGCTTGACCACGTTTGCCCGTGAGGTAGATAGAGCAAATCGTGCTGTTCAGGCTATGACTCGTGTCCAGATCCAAAACGCTAGGGCTAATATTCAAGCTGCACAAGCAATAGATAGGGTTGCTGTTGCCAATCAAAGAAGCATGGTCAGTTCTTTGAACGCTGTCCATAAGGCTCTTGGCAGGTACTCTAATAAATTAGTGGATGTTCGCACAAAACTCAATCTCCAAGCAAAGGATATGGGGAACGTTATCCCGTCATTAAACAGTTTTGAAAATGCCGTTGCTAAAATTGTAAAAACAGAACTGAATAGGGCAAAGCAAGTTGAAAAATTAACTTCACTTGATAAATTGCAAGGTAAAGAGCTTTCAAATGTAAGGGCATCAATAACAAATCTCACAAAGTCTCTCGCCACGCTTTATGCGGAAAGATCAAAGTCTATTGCTCAAGAAGCATGGGGGAAAAAAGCAACAAAGGGACAAGTGGAAGCGGTTAGACAAGCGATTGAAGCATTTGTTCAATATAGAATTAAACTCCTTGAGACCGGCGAAGCGATTGACAATGTTAATAAGGCGCAACAAGAGACTGCTGTAACTGGTGCTGAAGTAAAAAAGGCGCAGGGATTTTGGGAAGGACTGAGGCTCAAACTCCAAAACACAAGAGAGTCGTTCCAGAAGGTTCAAACTGTCGTTGGTGCTGTGATCGGTTCTTTCAACGCGGCTGTTACCGCTATAATGATGGTGGGGCAGGTTATAGGCAAGGCTATATCTATTGTATCAAAGGCGATTGGTGTCGTCGTTAAAATAACTGGCGCAATACTCAACGCCGCGGTTGCGATTGGAAAAACATTACTCAATGCAATTCTTAGTATTGTAAAAATACCTTTCAATGTAATCAAAAAGGGATTTGATGCTCTTGTTGGATCGCTACAGCGAATATTTGAAATTACTATTGGTATGAACTTAAGTAGAATCATGTGGGGGATTGGTCGTGGTCTTCGCTCTATGGCTGAAGAAGCATATAACGCGGGTGTTGAATTTCAACTTACACAAATAAGAATAGAGGGGTTGCTTAGAAGAGAACTTGTTGATCAAGGATATGAACTCTCGGAAGCAGTTGAAATGGTGGGCGCCCGTTCAAAAGAACTTCTCGACTGGATAGCAAAACTCGCAGTTATATCTATTTATGGAGCGGAAGATATAAATAAAATGTTTACCTATGCAATGTCGTTTAGGTTTACGACACAAGAAGCAAAGGACTTGACAGAAGCGTCTCTGAACTTCGCCACTGGCATGGGATTAACTGATGTCGAAATGATGAGGATCATTGAGAATTTTGGTCAAATGCGCCAACAAGGAAAATTGGCGGGAACTGAACTTCGTGATCTTGCTCGTGGTGCTTTCTTACCGATCAGCGACATCTTAAAACAGATGGGCGTGAGGCTCGATCTCATATCGGATATTTCAGTGCCGTCAATAGAGCTCATGACGAAAGAACTCAAGAAGGCGAGAAGCGAAGGTGAAATTACTGATGAAACATTCAGAAATGTAACAAAAGCCATTGATGAAATGTCTTATCATGGAAGTATTTCAGCGACCGCACTCATGAAGTTATACAATAGCGGCGTTCTCACAGAAGATATATTCAACAAGATGGGCACATCCTTAGAGGCGATCAACACGGCAGCGAGTGATCTGAAATTGGATGAGGTGAGAAATGAACTCAACCGAATGATCAGTGAGGGTGAAACAAGCGTTGATGAGTTCTTTTGGGCTTTTATGGATATAGTCAAAAGAGATTTTTCAAACTCAATGGAAGATGCCGCCGCAACAATGAAGCACGCGATAGGCAACATTCATGACTACATACAAACAATGTTTGGCTGGCGACTTCTCTCCCCTGCAACGACGGTAATAGCAGAGCGCATTAATACTGTACTCGACAAGGCAATGGCAGAGCCTTTTAGAAATATGTATGACGCTATTGGTAGAGCTGGTGGTGTACTTCTGGATATGATCCTCACCATTTCAGATATTGCCCTGCCGTTATCATTCAATCTTGAAAGCACGACTGGTTTTGTATACAGTATCACAAACTTCTTTGAGGCAATCGCTAACATCAAAGGTGATTGGGAAACTGTGAAAGACTTTTTAGATAACTCAATGCTCTTTTTATGGAAACATGGTTTATCTCGTGAAGGAACAAATAAGATCGCGGAAGGTTTCAGAGAGATTTATGATACAGTGGCGAACTTAGACAATCTTGACTTTGAAACTATCAAGAACAATCTTATTTCAGGTGTTAAAACAATCTGGGAACCGCTTTGGAGCGAAGTTATTAAACCTAAGATTGTGGAAACAATGGGCAACATAAAAGATACCATTGTCACGTACTGGGAAGAGCAGATCAAACCTAAGTTGGCGGACTTCTTAGAAAATGTTATGTTACCAGCGTTGAACACGTTTATCAATGAAACGATCCCGTCTTGGGCTAACACACTCGCCGTTGAAGCACCCAAGATCGCCAAAGCCATCAACGAAAATCTCCTGTCGGTGTTCACGAACCTGTCCGATTGGGCAAAGGAAAATACAGGAGAAAAGTCAGCATTATCTTTGTTCCTTGAACTGCTCAAATCACTCACAAAATATGTTGGATTATCTTTCAAGTCTGATGAAATCATATTTGATCCTCATGCGCCGTGGCAGGAGAAAGTAGGCAATAACTTTGAGCAATCTGGACTCGCAAAATCACTTCGTGATATTGCCGACGCCGTAAATGAAGCGACAGAACCACTCAAAGAATTTCTCGCAAACGTATTAGAGCCACTCGCAAATTGGGCTGATAACAAGGGGGATGGATTTATAACGGCGATGGATTCAATGGCTGGTTTATTTGAGCGAATGGTTACATCAGGAGCGACAACAACATTGCTCGCCGTAGTTGATCTCGCAAGACAGATATTCAGCAAGGATGAAAACAAAGAGAGCAATGATTTTCTATGGCGGTTATTGGGTTTTCTCACAGAATTAACAACGTTATCCGTTGATCTTTATAACTTTCCCTTCAACGTCGCCACCGATATTATCAAGATGGTAACAGAGTTTGTGAAGGCGTTCAGAGAAATAAAATTATTCTCCACAGACGAGGATGGTAAAACTAAATTTAATCTTGGCGAAATACTTAGCACAATGTTCGAAGGTATTCAAGGGTTAGATTTAAAATCACTTTATCTTTTCAAGGATATTGGTGAGATATTCAAAAAGGATAAAGAGGGACCACTACGAAACTTCTTTGATGGGTTGGATGGTTTCATTGACTATCTCAAAGGTGCAGAAGAAGAGATTACTTCCTTTGGTAATTATGAGGGCGGTAACGTGAAAGCAATCTTCAATGATCAGTTTGAAGAAACTGTCAAAAAAGCGGAGTGGATGAAAGAAGAACTCATTGGTGCTTCTATCATTCCTGATATGGTGACGGCTATAAACACATACCTCGCAGAGAACGTTCCCGGCATAGAAACCCCTTTCGTGGACACCATGGGAAGCACAGTGAAAATGTTAGAGGATAAGATTCCTGAATTCAAAACCGCCGGAAAGAACTTGGTGCAGGGTTTTCTTGATGGAATGAAATTGAAATTCGCAGAGCTGCTTTCATGGTGGGCTGGTGCGCTTATTCAGTTGAACAATATAACTGAGACAATTAATAACATGGGATCGCCCTCTAAATTGTATAAACAATATGGTGAATACATTATGGAGGGCTTTAAAGAGGGTTTGACCGATGGAATGGTGAATGTTAAAAGAGAGCTTTCTGGTATCATGACACAAAGTTATGGACTCCTGACCGCTTCTGGCAGTCAACCCGTGACTAATAATAATTATCAGACAAGCATGGATAACCGAAACATTATTATTAATATGCAAAACGGCGGAAACTATCTCTCGCTTGACTACGAATATGTGAGGGCTATCACATAATGAATTACAAAACAAGACAAGATGTTCTGACTGGAAAAATAAATATATCGAAAACAGCAGACGTTGCAAGCGGAATCATTCTTGGCGGTAACAGACGCGGTTTGTTCAGCGTGGTAGAGCCTGTCGATGAGACAACCAATTATGTAATTAATTGCGCGTTCATGGCTGGAAAGTACCCATACAATACAATCGCCTCTATGTCAAAGAGAGGGGCTGTTTATGGATATGATCTGCACAAATGCTCTGCAAGTATAGCAAACAGCGATGCCCCAGAGTGCTATCCGATGTATGGTGGTTGGGTCAAACTCACGCCTTCAACGGGAGAAAGTGTTGGAATATCTCAATTAACAAAACTGCCCGCAGGGCAATATACTCTCAGTTGCTTTATAGCAGGAAAGCCCCCGCATGAGTATTATTTATATGTAACAGACAATGCTGGAAAAGAAATTGCGCGAAGCAAAACCGTTCGCGGAAATAGAAACTGGCAAAGAATACACACATCATTTACTGCAACGACAAGTGATCAATACAGACTTCATCTCATGAGAGCAGAGACAGATATTGGGGTACTTGATAGTTTTTATACTTCAATGTGGGTGTGTGAAGACAATCCGTTCTTGACATTGCCGTTCAATGGTGCTTATGAAGAAAAATATAGAGAGGACGGAGAAGAGTACAAATGGACTGGCGACGTAGACTGGATAGGAAGAAGCACAAGATCGTCTAATGCTTTAAACTCTGGTAGAGAAAGATTTCTCAAAGACTACAACTTCAATCTTACCCAAATTATTGGGCTTGGTGCATCTGGGATAAAACACATATCAAATAATCTTGTCTCCGGCGGGGCAGTGTGGAACTCGACACGCGTTGAACAAAGAGAGTTTGTTCTCAGCGGTCAGATATTCGCGAAAACATTTGAAGAGAGACTTGAACTCGAGAGCAAGTTAGATGATCTCCTTACTTCCACATCGCGAAGGAATATCGCGCAACCGACAACACTCATATTCAGGGTTTTAAATGAGCGTGACAATAGTATTATTGAGGGTCAAACTCTTTATATTTATTGCAGATATAATGGCGGGAGTGCGCAAACAATACCGAATGAAATTGGCGCGTACGATATATCCTTGAGTTTCACATTGATTGATCCATTCATATATTCTTCAATGCACAAGGGGTTTTTCCTTGACGATAGGGTTGTGATGTCCAAGGGTGGCTTTCACAACGTTTTTGTGAAAGACGAAGGAAATGATTTTAAAATATTGAACATCGCGTCAGATGGCAGAATCAAAAGAATTAATCGTGGCGAAGATGGAACTGTTTATGTCGGCGGAGATTTCAAATCTCTGAATGGCGCACTCGGTACAAGGTTCTTGGCGAGATACAATGAAGATGCAGATACGGTTTCAAGCATAGGCGCGTTTTCTGACAACTCTGTGATGGGTGAAGGATTTGTGTCCGACATAATAGCACTCGCAAACGGAAACATTATTGTTGCAGGTGCTTTTGACGACATCAACTCTGTTCCAAACACTTGCAACGTCGCCATGTATAATCCGGCGGATCAATCTTGGAGTGATCTTGGTGGCGGCGCGCCTGATAGCGATATGGTATTTAATTCTATTGGGATTGACCAAAGTGAAAATCTTTATCTTGGCGGAAGAAATGTTTCTGGTGGCGACAACCATATTTATAGATACAACATTCCAAGTGGAAACTGGAGCATCATTGGCTCTCCAGAGCATAGTATCGATCTGCCAAAGGCTATCATTAGCGTCAACAAGATACTTGTTGTCAATAGAAGAATCGACCCAGACTTTGCGATAGCAGATTTGTACATCACCGGAAGATTCGCGGGAGTAAACACAGCCCCGAATACAGCAGGTCTCGCAAAGTTTAACGGCGAGATGGCTGAGTGGCAATCACTCGGAGACAGTATCTTATCCATTGAAGAAACAAATTTAACAACAGAGCCAGAAGGTGGTGTAGCTCAAGAACTTCTCACAGAAGATGCAGATGGAAATCAAGAAATAATTGAATATACAAATTCTGGCGCGGTTAACGACATGGTAATTGGAAAAGATGGAAGAATCTACATGGTGGGTAATTTCACAGAAACTGTCAATGGTATTTATTCTCCATACATAATTCGATACAACGGGAAACAATTTAATAAAATAGGACTTCCCGGCTCCTACACAAATTATGTTAAGTCGGCAAGAAAAATAGTATCTGATGTGTATGGAGTCATTCATATCCTTGTGGACTTTTTCTACGATGAGATAACTCCACTATCGAAAGAGTATCTTGTTCTATCTGGAAATGTTTGGCGAAGTGGTGGTCTTTATACATCTCTATCTGAAAAATCTATTGTATCTGACGGAACTCTATTTTGGGATGCTCAAAAGAATAGAATTTGGGTCGCAAGTAGAACGGGGGACGGGAAGGTTACGTTTGGCGGAAACATCAGAGTTGCGTATAATGAGGGCGAGCAAACCTATCCAACAATAAGATTCTTCGGTGGCGGAGAACTTGTCGCGGTCAACAATAAAGACACGGGAAAATCAATAGATTTTTCTGGGTACACAATGCAGAACGGAGAGGTTGTAAAGCTTGACCTTGAAAAGTATGGATTTGATATAATAAAATTAGAATCAAACATAAATGGAAACATAACAAAAATGATTGCGCCCTCTTCTAACATAGGTTTCAATATGGTCAGAGGAAAAAATAGAATTGGCTACATTCTTAATAATAAAAGTGAAGATGCTAATTGTTACATTGAGTGGCGAGAAAAGTATCTCGGCATATACAATGCTATGAAATTTAGAAATATATTGTAAAGGACAACGATATGGCTGGTATTACACTTAGCGAATTAACAGAAGTATTATCTGCAAACAAAGCAGATATTCTGCCGATAATAATTAATGTTGGTGGAGGAACACTTGGCACAAGAAAGATTTCAATAGCCAATTTATTAAAAAATCTTTCTAATTACTATTTAAAGGCACTCGATACAGAGAGCGCTTTGGGTATCGCGGACGGTTTAGTGCTTGGGTTCATAACGGACAATATGGATGGTGTAACATTTTCAAAACTTTCTGCTGGGATTACAGGCACTGTAAGTTCTAGTGGCAATGTTGTCATCAGAATCTATAATGTTACAAAAGCCAGGACAGTATCTACTGTTACCATAACCGCAGGGAATAGAGTCGGAACAACGACAAGTTTTGAAAATCCGACTGTGAGTGCCGGAGATTTGCTTAGGATCGATTGTACAAATGCTGGCACTGGAGTAAAAGGTCTTGATGTTTGGCTGAGGTTTTAACAATGTTAATGAATATTATTCAAAAAAGGGTGAAGCCCATGCCCGATGGTGGTGGTCCACCGCCATCAGAGTATGACACCATCCCTGCCGGAAGCGAAATATACTGGTACGGAAAAGAAAACGAATTGCCCTCCGGCTTCTCTATTGTGACTGTCGCCAATGACGCTTATATTATTGGTGCTGCTGATGGTGATGCAAGCGACAGCAAGCAAGGAAATGAAACCCACTCTCACGGATATGATACGCCAACCGGAAACTCTGGCGATCACAATCACACATTTTCTTTTAGTGGATTATCTGGGGCGAGTGGATCAACAGCCTTCTTTCCTACTGCTAATTATAACAGCGCGAACGCTGGTCACACTCACGGAGGCGGAAACGCAAAAACCTCTTCGGCTGGTAACCACAATCATTCTATAAGCGGAAACACTGGTGAAAGTGAAATATCACCTCCACATATAAGACTGTATTTAATCAGAGCCGATAGCGAGATGGAAATACCCATCAATGGTATATTCATGTGGAGAGGAACTATCGGGGATAGACCCTCTGGAACAAGTATTTGTGACGGAGTGGATGGTATAACTCCAGATATGAGGGGAAGATTTGTTAAGGTGACATCCTCTGATGCTAATATAAAGAATAGTGGCGGGTCAGCAACCCATTCACACAGCGGTCCATCACTGGTTGCTAGCGGGATGCATAACCACTCTGTATCAGCGTCAAGCGGGGGATCGTCAAGTAACACTAAAAACGCTTCTGGATATGCTGGGGGATGGATCGCCGCTGGTGGTCACGGTCATAAGGTAAGCGGAAACTTGGCTAATGAGAGCAACCACACTCACGGAACAACAAACACAGAGTCCGCATCGTCTCTCCCCCCATTTTATGCACTTTATTTCGTTATGAGGACAATGTAATTATGACACTACCAATAGGTTCTATAATAATGTGGAAAAGCGGAGCGATCCCAGCCGGCTGGGCTGTATGTAATGGTACGGGTGGAACGCCAGACCTTGTAGACAAATTTATTATAGGTGCAGGCGGAGATTATGCTCTTAATGACGTTGGCGGTGATGAACAGCATACTCACACTCATACTGGTACAGAACAGAAGCCCAATCACACTCATGGAGTTGGCTCTGTTGGTGCTGGAGGTGGCGATGAGGAGAGAATGACTGTTGGCACCGGAGCAACCGCCGCGTCTCCGAATCACAGTCATAATGTTAATGGTGCTGGTGTTTCTTATGATGGAGCGCACTCTCATACAATGCCAGAAAGTTTATCTGGCTCTACATTGCCAGAATACATATCAAGAGTATACATAATGAGGGTTTCGTGATAGGTAATGTGGAATATGAATTTAAATATTACTCTGCCAATGGTGAGTATTTATTTTCACTAACAGACAATCATTATGGGGCTGAGTTTTGGGTCGCAGAGGCTGAAGTTGGCTCTTTAATTATTGATCTCCCGATAGCAGTCGGAAATGAGATTGTAGATTATCTTGAGCTTGACGCGACTGTTGAGATTTATAGGTCTTACAACAATGTCAAGACTCTTATGTTTGGGAAACGATGGTTTCTCGTTCTCTGGAGGGAAAAAGAAGATAATTACGGTCAAAAATCCATGCGTCTTTTATTCTATTGTTGTAATAATCTTATTGAAAGACGGATAGTAAACTATCCTGCTGGAAGCAATAAGTGCAAAATAGATAACGAACATGCTGATGATGCCATAAAAAGAATACTAAAGCAGAACATGGGAAATCTTGCGCCAGCGCGCAGAGACTGGTCGGCATACATCGACATTGAAGATAATTTTAGTCTCGCTCCCAAGATAAGCATAGAAGAGTTTGCGCATGTAAAAACAAGTACTGTTCTTGAAAATATATGCACCGCTTCTATGGCGCAAAATAATACCTATCTCACGTATAATGTGGGATGGCAACCGGAAACTCAAAAATATGTGATAGCAACTTATGTTGGACATCTCGGGGCGGACAGGGGAATAAAAGGTCAAAACACGCTGTATTTTACTGTTGCAGATGATGAAACGCTAGGGTTTGGCGGTCTTGGCTACGCCAGCGTTGCTATGGATGGAACGTCAAGGAGAACTGCGATTTACTGTGGCGGCAGAGATGAGGGAGAAAAGAGAATTATCGTAGAAGTATTTGATGACGATGCAATATCTCAATCTCCATTTGGCTTGTGGGAATCATGGCAAGACGCAAGAAATCTGCAAACTGAAGATGGTGTGAGAAAAAAAGCACTTGAAGTTTTGAACGATAGGAAAGCCAAGTTCGCGATCAACGGACACATGAGCGGATCATTCACAAAATATTTTGGTGCAGAATTTGGATGGGGTGATGTTGTTGCTTTCAAGTTCAAGAATTATTTATATGATATTCACATAAATAAAGTTCATTTTCAAATCAACGATAATGGCTCTGAAGATATAAAAATATACACAAGAAACTTAGAGGACAGTTATTACTAATGAAGTATTCAGACGAAAAAGACTATGCAATAACTCAACTTTTCAAGGATGTTAGCGACCTCAAGAAAAGAATAGAGCTCCTCTCAGTCTATGAAATGCCAGTTATTAGTGCTGGCGGTTTACCGGAGGAGAAAATTAGAGAAACCGGTGGTCCATCAATACTTGATATAAAATCAATAGGCGATGGTCAGATTATCGTGAGAGATGGCACAGACATCGTAGGATGGGATGGTCTTGAGACACAACTCCGGAGTGTTCAATTAGAGGTGTTTTCATTTTCAGCATCCACACCGGTATCAGCTGGATCAAATATAACGTTTCTCCCGATCCCCCTTGCTATTGATGGATGGAAATTAATCTCTGTTCGCGGTATCGTTAAAACGGTTGGCTCCTCTGCCACAACCATTGACATTAAGTACAATGGGGGAACTATGTTAAATGCAAACATGAGCATTGCTTCAAGCCAACAGTTTGGGATTGGAAGCATTAAAGAAGCAAACAGTATTGTTGATTACGGAACAGATCCGATATACATTGATGTTGTTGGGGCTGGTACTGGCGCGTTGGGCTTAGTAATTGAAATGACATTTGAAGGAAGTGTGATTTAATGGCAATAAGTATATTGCAAACAACTACTCATACGCTGGTAAACACAAATCTTGCGTTGGTCGCTGGCACAAATCGTTATCTTGTAATGGTAACTGGAACAGCCACAGGTTCTACTCAATACTTTAATTCCATCACAATCAACGGGAAATCTTTCACGAAAATAGGGGATAACACTAACACTGCACGAGTTCAATGGTGGGGGTGTGTCATCCCAGACGCTTGGGGGACAAGCACGGTTACCATAACCTCAAGTCAGACTGGCTCTACCCTTCGAGTAGACAGAATAATGTTGGGCGGAGTTGATCCGGATAGTCCAATAAGAGGCATGGATCAAGGTGGCTCTAGGTCTCGCTCTTCAACATCAAACTCGCGAACAATAAATATTCATAAAGATGGCATAGGGATTGATGTAATCAGCTTGGCGAACGCAAGTTATGAGCCAAATGCCGGTGCCGGACAATCGGTTTTTTACAGGGCGAGTGCTCGTTCTTCTTCAAGAAAAACTGTTGCCTCAACAGGTAATACAACAATGTCATGGACCTTTGGCGGCTCAAGAAACGCGGCTTGCGCCGTATCGCTTGAGCCTTACATCCCTCCACCGCCGGTTGGGAGTCACATTCGATGGTTCATATAATTCTGCTCGTCAAGATCAATAAACAGCATCATTGTAAATGCAAGTATCGTCAATCTTAACGATCTGATGAGATAAACACATATCGCCAACAAATTCTAAGACACCTATACCATTCTGCCAGTTGCTCCTAATCGATGAGCCGGGTACTCTTCCATCCGTGTGACACAAGCAACCTGGACACATGGAAAACAGCTCTTGTCTTTCTCCTCCGGAGCCTATGATGGTTTTGGTGACAAGTTCTCTTCTGTGAACATGAGCAAACACTGTATTCATTAATGTGTCTTCGATATGTATTCTTGCTGTATTCCCCGATCCCTTTCTCGCTATACTTCCGTGTATAAGTCGTACATCTCCATAGATAAATTCTTCGCCAAACTTCTCCACCCCCATTCTTTTTAGACCGAGTAAATTACTCATACTTAATAACGGTTCACTGTCCGGATCATCTCCTGTCGAAAGCATGTATACCGCAGGTAGATTGTCTATAATATACTTTTCTATCCTGTCATCATGATTTCCCATGAGAGCAATGGATTTTATATCTCTATTGTTGCTCTCCCTGATAAACCCAGCCATCCATCTGGATGCTTCAACAAGTGCAGGTTGAGTTGTTTGTACAAACTCCGGTCTCTTTATCCAATTCGATGACCACTCATTCGCGTCAAGTATATCTCCTCCCCAAACAATATAATCAAAATGATTGTTCGCTACTATATCAAGTGCAATTTGTAGGACTTTTTCGTTGTGATAGGGTATTAATTCACCTGTTCTTACATCCCTGTCAAAACCAAAATGGGGGTCATTTAAGACAATGAAGCGCGTTATCGCATGATTACTGCTGTCCCTGCTATAAATCGCTGTACGTTGCGGTAAATCGCTTACGTTGACAATTACAGGGTTTAGCGCGGGCATTATTTCAAACGGATTTCTACGTGCAAGCCATGCCTTCACCTGCCAATTTGTAAATCTTTGCCCGCTTCTTGTTGTTACATCCCACTTATTAATAACATGCTTTGTTATCTCCCACTCTTCCAAATCAATCTGTGCTTCTTTTATCAGTTCTTCAAGCGTATTTATTGTTTTTGACTTTGAATAAACTTCACCAGTTAATTCGTCGAATGATGAATTAACATAATCATCATCCGTATAATCTTCTTCTATCCCCGCCCGTTGTTTGTATCTATAAATCCTTCCGTGAATAATATCTCTTGTTGTTCCGTACCTTCTTGCGAGTTCGAGTTCGCTTACGCCGTTCTTGTTAAGCTCAAAAAGTTTTTTTGAGTTTGGTATCATAAATTTCTCCTATGTTTTTTAACAAAATACGCTCCAATGATTATATCCTGTGATAGAATAAATATGTGAGATAATTATTATTTGTAATAGAGGCACACATGCGCAACAAAGAATACATAAAGAAACAAATTGACAGAATCAAAGAAGAAGATGACACTCATAAAGCGTTGTGCCTTTTGGGTGACATTACATTCGACATCGGAATGGATGCTTGTAGCGAGCGAGAAGAGATAAGAAAAGACATAGAGTTGCTCAAAGGGATCATAATTGGGAACGGGGTAAGAGAAGGCTCAATAATAAAAAGAGTAGAGGACTTAGAAAAAGCCATGAAAGGAATAGATCAGTCGCTTTCGAAGATAGACACATTCCTCAGAGGCGACAAATCATCGGACAGCATAGAAAAAAGTTTATATGCAAGGGTTGTTGAATCTGAACGCATTGCCAAGAATGTGGTAAAATTAAGTTGGACTGTCATAGGATTGCTTGTGACGTACTTTGTAACACATTTATTAGGATTATTAGGAGGATAAAATATGAACATACCCTTTGAAAACTTTGGTGAGTTTTTGTCGTGGCTCTCTGGACCAACGGCGGGCGGACTGATCATATTCGCATGGTTTATTTCTTGGGCTCTTGACAAATATGAGTTCTGGAAAAACCTATCAAGGAACACCAAACTCGCGATCATGTGGGCTATTGCGGTTGTGCTTGGAGTTGGCGGGCATTTGCTCGCGCAGCTACCAAATTTTATCGAGATCATAGACCCATACTTTAAAATTGTTCTTGGCGTAACTATCGCGTGGCTTTCGACCCAAGTTGCATATGAACACAATCCATTGAGGAAAACAGAGCGAGAAGAAATAGAAGGATAGTGAATATTTTGAGGGAGTTCACCACTCCCTCAAAATATTAAATGCCTCTCCATACGATAAGCCATTCATGTAAGCATACAATCCGATTACATCTGTCGGATTGTCATTAAGTATACAGTTGCCAAAACAACCGCAGATGCCAAGTCGCACATTGACCCAAAAAGAAGGGTCCTTATCGTCATGAGACGGCATTGGGCACTTCCCCATCCAATACTCTTGCCCCCCGTGCTTTGGGAACATATTTGTTAATTCCATAGCATATCTCAATATAGAGACGTGAGCCTTTATATCTTCTGTATCCGCGTACGGACTAAGAAATCCATTGCTCTCTGGCGCGAACGCATCCCAATTTACTTTTGCGATCTTTTCTTTTTCTGGGAATATTTTGTCAAGAATTGGTCTCGGTATTTTTAATATATTTTCTGGCGAGAATGTAACCAAATCTTTGTAAGCAATGCCTGTTTCATGTATAGAACATGGCGCGACAACATAACTTGACTCTCCCTTAATATCGATTTTTCTTTCTGTATCTATGCGAGTGCTCACATTGTTGCATCTTAGATATACGTGTAATCCGCGCGGGGTCTCCACTTTATATGTTTTCTCAAAAATACTTCTCACAATACCCGACGCGCTCTCTACAAAATTCGGATACCCATTTTTATCGTCAAAGTCTATCACGACAAGACCAAATTCGCCTCCGCACAGAACGCCGAGATTTGAGCCGTTAGAAAAGAACTTTTTGAGCTCATGAGGTTTTGCTGGCTCGCCAATATACTGCTTCCATTTCACAAGCGGTCTCTTAGACATACGTCTAAGCGGTATGGTGGGCACGCCAGCCTCGCGCCACTTCAATGCTCTTATGAAATTACTTTTTTGCATCTTTTGTTCTAACAATTACATACTTTTCGGAAGTACCTGCGATAGAAAGACTTGCTGTTTCCACAGATGAGGCGACACATACACTATTGTCGTCATAGTCGGCGAAAAGCAGGAGACTCGTGTCGCCACACTCAACCTCAAGCATCTCAACTTCAAATTCTTTGTGTAATAGTTTCTTCCCATCCTTGGGTTTAAGACAAAACTTAAGCTTAATCATGATTGCTCCTTGATCATGGCATCTTTGTACCAATCAGAATAATGTTTCATGGCGTACGGCGAGGTCGCCATTTTGTCGGCAAGCGCACTTTTGTTTATCATATACCTTCCATTAAGTTTTTCTCCTCGAGACACTCTTCCAGTTGCTTGCACAACCGCGTTAAAAGCGTACGCAGTTGCATATGCTTTACCCGTGGGAGTTTTCATGCGAATCGTCTCAAAGGTATCGGTTGGATTCTTGAACGGAACTCCAGCGACGACACAATAACGAGCAATGTCTCCACGCAAATCCACTCCTGTCCCCCACCCTTGTATTGTGTCCACATGGATGACGCCTTCCGTGTTGTCCGACACAAACTCGTCTATTCTTTCTTGTAATGATGTCGCTGTGCTCACGAACAGAGCATCTTTTCCAAGATATTTTACAAGACCCTCTCTCAATTTTTCTATCTTTTTATAAGAAGTTGTTAAAACAATGCCGCGCCACGATGGATGCGTGTATTCTTTGACCCACTTCGCTATAATTCTTGCCTGCTCATCGTAGAGGTAAGGTCTTTTCACGAGAGAACTGTGGCTCATCGCGAACTCTGCTATGTCATAAATCGGTCTCCTGTCAACAGGTACTGGGTGAGGGAACTTGATGTAGGAATAGTCTTCCTTTTTTATCTTCAGTTCTCCTGCAATCAACGCCGATGGCGATCCAATCGTCGCTGACATCATGAGGATATTGTCCTTGTCGCCAGTCATTTTATGATAAAGATACGACGGAGAGATTGTTTTAAATTCGATTTCATACTCTCGCGGTCTTCCGTATCTAAGTGCATACATTGGTTTAGAACATTTATAAAACACTTCACCAGCACAAACACTCAAGAGTTCAATCAATGAATCGAACTGCTCAAGCAGTTTCTTCTTTTCAGTGCCAACGGGAGATATTTCATCAAACAAATTAAGAATACCCAACCTTTTTCTTGATTCGAATATCCAAGTTAATATCTCCACAAGTTCTACCTCGCCAACAATTCCACCCTCTCCATTTCTAAAATCTTTGAGAGGAAAATCGGGCAGATTGTGCTCTCTTCTTTTTGTGTCCGTCATGGCAAAAGAGCCAATGTCAAGCAGCTCGCTCACGGCATTATGAATTTCATCCATGACAAACAAGCCCTTACGAGCCTGCACTTTTTCAGATAATGCCGCGTATTTATATGTGCAAGCCATGAGTGGAGAACTCAACGCCCTGTCGCGCGCAACCATATATGGACATCGCTTTCCGTACGGACATTGATACATCTCTGGGTAAGGACAGTCTGTGGCAGTTGGTACTTTACCGGTCTTGAGTTGCCATTCGGTTATTCTTTTCGGATCAATACATTCATACGCTTGCTTACCCTTAAGAATTGCAAAACCATAATCTCTATATTGTTCAAGCAGCCCAAGATTTTGTACCACAACCGTTGTTTGGGAAAACTTTCCATTGCGAGCAACGGCGGTGGCGATAGCAGTCTTGCCTGTCCCAGTCGGAGCCTCAAGAATTGCTATCCGTTTTTCAGAAAATATATTTTCAAGATTTTGTATTGCTTCATATTGATGCGGTCTCCAACTTCCGTGCATAAGACCAAGCATCCACGGGGCTGGCACTACTTTATTAGAATACAATTTCCTCTACTCCCTCATCCCATAGATCCGCGTACTCGCGAAGGTTACTCGAGAAGTTAGACGAGACAATAAACTTCGACAGCTCCTCAACAGACACGGCTATATTATCTCTGTTACCGCTTAAACATGCGATAAAAAATCTACAAGCATGTTCTATAAAAGCAGAGCCGTATTTTCCGTTACCAGTCTCAACAAGTTTGTCGATTAAATTTAAAGTCTCAAGACCAATGGTAACATTCTTTGTGACTCGCGTTCCAGTAGACAGGGAAGTCCTTACAGCACTTTGATTAACTAAATCAACACGTTTTCTTTTCATATTTTACACTCCTAAATTAGATAAAGCGTCAGCAAGTTTATTCATTGTGTCGCTTGCAACAACAGTGTCTTGCTTAACATAATTTACTGTACCGCTATTAATTGATCGAATAACAACATCGATCTTGCTTTCAATCCTGTCAAGCTGTGACATAGATTGACTTCGCATGTGATTACGCAATAACTCTCTTATAAGTTGATTAGCTTTATGGCTTGTCATTGAATCTATGTAACCAATAATATCACTATCTCTTTCGTGGTCAAAGGCTATCCTTTTCTCTATGTACGCCATACTGCTCCGTTGAAAAAAATTGAGGACGTCGGGAGCGTCCTCGAGTTTGTGAATGGAGTAGCAGTACTTGTATCCCGATAGATTAATTCTACCACACTACTCGTTTTCAAGTGGAGTCTCCTCAAGCAAAACAAGAATATATTTTTGCAACATATACACTCTATCGGTCACAACATCATCACCGTACTTATCGACACAAGACTTTAAAGACTCTATGATAAATACAGCATCGTCAACGTCGCGCGTGTTCTGTAACATTCTTGACTGTGGTGGAAACTTATTGATCTCAAAATCAATATATTTGACTTTTGTTACATACGTTTTGCCTTCGTGTTTCCATTCAACAGTATTAAGAATATCTTCACTTATACGTTCATCTTTAATTTTATTGACTTCGAACAATTTTAGTGCAACAAGTTTCCAGTATGAATTTAGCGACCTCCCCTTCTTCATACATTCTTTTATCTCCCTTTGCAATCCGCGGACATACGCTTTCTCAGAATTGCTTATACCAATCCTGTTAACAATGAACTCTGTCATATCGAGATAAAACTTTAAATCCATTTACAACTCCTTAAATCTTAATTGATTAATACCATCATCGACTTGAACATACGACCCATAAGACAGTCTTTTCCTTGCCTCCACATTTAAGTAATCAAAATTCAAATCGAGTCCAATACAATTTCTTCCGTGCTTTCCTGCGACGACGCAAGTTGTACCACTTCCAACAAAGGGGTCGAGTACAGTGCCATCCGGTGGACAACCTGCGAGTATGCATGGCTCAATCAAATCCGGTGGGTAAGTCGCGAAATGCGCTCCTGAATACGATCTTGTGGAAACAGTCCAGACGGATCGCTTGTTGCGTCCGCCATTGGCATAATAATCACGTGTACCAGCCGACCATCTACCTCCTGTAAATGACTCGTTATATCCTTCCGAACTTCTATCACGTGGTGGTTCGGCTTCACTTGCGTAAGGCTCTTTCACCGCTTCGTTATCGTAGTAATACCTTGCCGACTTGCTCAACAGGAATATATACTCGTGCGACTTCGTGCACCTGTCCTTCACGCTCTCTGGCATCGGATTCGGCTTCGCCCAAATGATGTCCTGCCGCAAGTACCAGCCGTCAGCGCGTAAGGCGAAGGCTAACATCCAGGGTATGCCGATGAGGTCTTTGGGCTTGAGTCCGTCAATTCCGCCCGTGTGAACGCTTGCAAAACTATCCCCAATATTGACCCACAGCGTGCCATCATCCCTGAGTATCCGCTTGCACTCGCGGAACGCCTCGACCAAGTTGGCGATGTAAGCGTCGGGCGTGACTTCGAGACCGATCTGCTCGTCAATGCGGATTGCACCACATTTGCCGCACACGTCCTTATATCCAATCTTGGACGTGCCTGCGTTCGTCGTCTGCTTGGTGACCGTTGGGTCTCTCGTGTCGTTCGTTTCTAAGTGGTCGCACTCCGAGTCACCGCCTTGCCAAGTTGCTGTGCCATAATCGCGCAAGCCGTAGTCAATAAGGCGGACTAGTTACTATCGTGTGTACAGAACCATCCGCCAAAGGGATATGTAATGCGTTAGCATTTATTAACATCCCCGCACCTCCTCTCTTATGTACTCTCTATTGTTATTTTTTTTACTATGAACAAACCTGTGGCACTTTGCGCAAAGCAGAACGAGGTTGTCTATATCTGCTCTAAGTTCTTTATTTGCAAACGTCACAATATGATGAACATGCAAATTGTCTTTATTTCCACATCTCTGACATTGAGCATTGTCACGTTTATAAACTTCGGAGCGAGCCTTTTTCCATTCATCGGATATATAGAATTCTTGGCGTTCAGGTGTAATGCCACCCTTCCAGTTAGAGCTATTTTCGCCAGTTCTTCCGTACATACCGTTCTGTTCGCCTGCTAAACCCCAGTGTTTTTTAGACCTGATATTTGACATTTCACGTCTGAGAATATTGTGCTTGCGTAACCAATATAGAATAGCTGCCTCAGTAATTCCAAACTCGCTCGCAATATCATTCGCACTTCTTTCTTTTGTGGCGTACTCACTCACAAGCCAATCTTTGTCCCAATAGGGTTTTTTTGGTCGCCAATGCTGATCATTCTGATCGTAGTATAATGATCATGATCATAAATGGTGATTAGCAGATGATCAGAAAAGAGGCTCGTTCATGCTTAATGAAAGTAAGACCATCGAATATAAGCGGGATATTGAGCGAATTGGCATTAATAAGTAAATTCATAGTATCTTCAAAAGTCTATTCACATCTTCTTCTGCAGGTCTATTCCTTGTGCCTCTACAATTTGGAAACTTTGTACAACCCCAGAACTCTCCATGAACACCTTTGCGGATAACCATTATGGAACCACACTTAGGGCATCGTGGATTAGCGTCAAGATCGGTAATCATATTACGAGTTTCACGGAGTGCCTTAGCGAGCCTTTGCTCCCAGCCAATCACACGAGTTACCCAGCGTTGGGTTTTACTAAGATATTTTCCATTGTACATCGCGTAAACTCTAATGGAGTCCGATCCTTTTGGCTTTGCGACTTTGCTTTCGTCAATACTCGATGATACGAAAATGTTAGCATTATCACCAAACCTCATTCTATATCGAAATTCTCCCTTTTCAAAATAACACTCCCACTCTCTGCCGTTCTCGGAAAGTACTTTTTCAAAGGCATCCTTCGTGAAACGCTCGGTCATTTTTAGCCTCTCTTCCGCTCCCTGCGCATGTTTGCACAGATATTATCTATCTGATAAACAATGCTGTAATAGTCTTTAATCTCCTTGTACAAAGAATCGCTTACGATATTGCCCTCAGAGCAATTATAACATATATTTTACTGCTTGACATAACCAATTTCTTTTGATATAATGGGTCTAGTGGTGGAATTAATTCCATCTCTACTCTCTCTCTGGGCGGTGCCCCCCTCACCGCCCCTTTTCTTTATCTATATGCCAACTGGTCTGCATAATCAGGCTCTAACTCGAACCATTCCTCAATAATCTTTTGTCATTTCAATCCAACTGTCAGCTATCTCATTCCAATTTACTAACCCAAAGGCATACCCAAGCATATCCGTCCTCAAGCTGGCTTCATCGTCAATATAGCGATACTGGGTTTCAATGTGTTCTTTTATGCTATTGGTAATTTCGTATTTTGACAATTCTTCTTCCAACAACTCTTTGGTAAATTCGAGCATATCCAGATAAGAGCCTTCATCGCTACTAAGCCAAAGGTTCACGCACCATGTCGGGTAATTCTCCCATCCGTTATACATTTTGTTCCTCTCTCTCAAAATAGGGGGCTACAATCTCCTGTAAGTTCGTTAATCCCTGTTCTGTCTCTAAATCCAACTCTCCTTTCTTTTGAGCATTCTCCAACTCGTCTACCATATCCCATAACTCGGCATTAGATAGCTTGTCTATTTCAGGACTCCAGCCTACATTCAAATCGCTGTACCTTTGGTCTAACCAGCTTCGTATTGCTCTATCTTGTTCCATTTTAATCCTCCTGAATTGAATCATAATCGGTATGTTCTTCGAGCCAATTTATCTTTTCTTGCATATCGAACATCTTGGCTTTCAACTTCACAATCTCTGCCTCTAATCCCTCCTTTTCTTTTTCCAATAAAGCCACATCTCGCACAGCCTTACCGTTTGCAGTATCTAACTCTTTCCGCAATTCCCAATATATATCATTCTGCTGGTTGATAACCTGCGATTTATTTTCCGCCGTCAATGCCAACTCCGAGATTTTCACATTCAAGCCTTCAACTTCCCGATTATGCTTAGTAACGAAATTCTCAAAATCCTTTTGCAAAGCAGTTAGACTCGCTTCCGCTCCCTGCGCATGTTTGCACAGATATTATCTATCTGATAAACAATGCTGTAATAGTCTTTAATCTCCTTGTACAAAGAATCGCTTACGATATTGCCCTCAGAGCATTGATACAAAAATCGCGCGAGATCCATTCGAAGTTCATTAATATTGTCAATCTTTTCTTCTACGTACTTGTACCGAACCATCTTTCCGCTCTCGTCGTACCTGCCGGGAAGTTTGTCAATATCGTAGGTATCATATCTTTGCATGACAGCGGACTCATTGATATAACGCATGAGCCGACCAAGATCGTGCGGATTTAATGTCGTGAGAAGATCGCCAGCGGGTTTGGGGAAAAGTATTGCCTCTGGATCGTTATCATTGTTGCGAAGCGCGTGAAAGATCGCGTACAATATTCTATTAATAACCTCATTGTCTACAACATAGGCACTCATTCTTTATCCCTTTCCACATCATGTTCTTGTCTTTTTTCTATGCCGAGAATATCTCTCCTGAATGTTCTGATCGTGCACAAATCACCATCTCTGCTAAACGCTTTGTAATAACTGTCACCACTGCTGAGAGTCGTAAGATTATATCTGAGGTATCCTTCAAATGTTAGCCAGATCATCTTCCTAAATTCTCTGCTAAATACAACAGCGTACCAATCACCAAGCTGGCGCATGGCTTTTGCGAATGACTTTCTAATGCCGACGAGAGCACTGTATTCACGCTCTTTGTTATCTGGATGCAACCTTGCAACGCCAAAGAAATTGTCATTAATAACTCTTCTTTTTCTTATGGTGTCAACAATAAGAATAGTGCCAATACAAACAGTTCTTATTTCTCCGAGTTGATTTCTGTACACATCAAACGAGACATTGAAGTCATATGATATGCCATCTTTTTGTATGGAGAAAGTTGTTTTATATAATGACGACGCGCTTATTTTAATTGATCCTCACCTTTCATTGATAACTCAATTACACGCAATATGCGATCAAGCCTGTCGACCTCAATAAGAGCAAGTTCCATTTCTCTTCTGTATCTCATCGCTAATGTTTCAAGAATATCATGCTCCATATAATCTTCCATCATTCTTGAGAATACTTGTGAGTCACGCGCCTCTGCATTTTTGCCATCGATCACGCCAGAATTAATAATCTCGCGGCGCTTGCGATCAATTTCTTTTTTCTTCACAGCAACTTCAATCGACTTATTTCTGAATAAACCAACATTCTTCGCAAGCGTCTTGTATGCATTGTTTATCTCACCTTGCAACTTATTTAAGTTCATATTGCACTCCTTTCACTATTTGATTATGCCCCTATTATACCACAAAATGGGTGTAATAGGGGCTTTTTTAACCTCACTATTGGATAGTGAGTTACACAATCATTGGCATGATAATATAATCGAGATTATCTCTTTCCGATTTAAGGGTTATTGGCTTGTCAACGTCTGACACACTCATTGAAAATTCTTTTGGTTTCATGTGTGTTAAGTATTGAGCAATGTAAGCAGGATTAACGCCAACTTTCATTGGTGTGTTGAGTGTCGTATAGTTAGCGTCAACTTCCCAGTCAGTGTCACCCTTATCACTCACGTCGCAATGCATCCTCATGGAATTTTCTTGAAACTCGACTGTCATCGCGGCGTCTCCACCGAACGTATTACCGCCGCGAGAAAATGTTCTAATGAAACGTATTGCTTCACCAAATACTTTCATGTCGTCAACATTCAAAACCACTTCTGGACTCGGCACCATTGCGAGAATACGCCACATATCCTTTCCGTCTCTGCTCGTGAGAAAATGTGCCCTGAAATTTCCATCAATAATTGAAATCTTGTCGGGGCGAAGAACAAACTGTATGTCTCTCTCTTCATCTGACAGCATGGCGACGATCTTGTATATCGCGGCATTGTGAAGAGACACTTCAAAATCGGTTTCTGTTCTCGCGATGTCATGGTAGAAACAAGCCCTGTAACTATCAGTCGCGGCAACGGATAGTGACTCCTCTTCGGATTTGAATGTAACAAGTTGCGTGTCTAAGGTGTTGCCACTCGCGGCATGTACAACAGAGCGGAGAATATCTTTTAATAGTAAAGAATTATAATTAATTGTTGCGTAAGTCTTTCCATTAAAAAATGTATCTTCTTTGTCGTCTCGATTATAAAATTGATTAATATAATCCTTGTGAGACTTCGCGCTCACAGTCCCTTTACTGAATTTCATGACGAACTTATCACTATCAGCAGAGAGGTTGATTTGACTGTTTATCTTAGCCAAGTGTTCAAGAATTGTGAACGGAAAAACACAAACTGTGAACGGGTCTTCGTCAAATCTATCAGCCATCACCGGAAGTGACACGTGAGCCTGCATGTCATCTCCAGCGCACATGAGATTCAATTCTGACTGCCCTGGATCAAATGTGATTAAAACAAATTCTGAAAAATGACTTGCCTTTGACGATCCACGATTAATCTTTGCCAGTCGAGCCACGCGGCGCAATGATTCTTCGAATGTACTGTTACTGATTATCATAATCACCTTCCTTTTTCATGTGGACAACAATATCACTAATCTCACCAGCCTTTTCAGAAACGATGAGAGATACAACCGCAACAACATCTATGAGACTTGATATTTTAATTTCATTATCTTTATTTTCCTTGATAATGGTTTCAAAAATACTCATGCCAGAAATAATATAATCAACAAATGCCTTTGCAATGTCAGTAGAAGTAGATATGATATTAATCCTTGTCTCCTGATCTCCGGCAATATTAATTCTATACTCATAATCATCTATGCGATCAATGATCTCATCTATTCCAGTACTTTTACGGCATGTCGCGATAACATCTTCTATATCAAGCATGTATTACCCCCTTCGCTTAGCAAATTTCCAGAAACCATTCGCGTTAGAGAAGACGTTGTCGTGAACAGTAACCGCTTGCGGATAAATGGCTTCAAGTGAATGACCTATGAGATTCGCACCGCCACCACTAATTAATATTTTTTCGAATTGAGCCGCGCTCCCCCAGCGTTGAGATATTTCAGCCTCGATTTGCTTTGCCGCGACCTGAGATACACCGCTCACAATATCACTCACGTCAATCGTATTTCCAAAGTACACAAACGATCCAGACATAAGTACTTTCTCAATATAACTTGAGCTATGATCCATGTCAGGATACTTGGCGAGCAGAATATCTGCGAGACGACGAACAAGTGTCCATCCGCCTACGTTAACGCTGGTCGCTTCTCTTGAACGTTCGGACAAGTCTTCCACACTCAAGATGTTCGTCGTCTTTCCACCAATGTCAATGACACCAATTCTCCCAGTTGCTCTATCTTGGATGATGCCACCGTCATCGGTGAGTACATAATCGAGTAACGTGCCAAACGGTTGTGGAACAATGACCGCGCTTGTAATCTCAAACGAAATCTCCGCTCCGCCAAGAACGCACTCGCGCCTTCCAATGAGAAGGTTCTTGAGATACTCCGCATCCTTGTTAAAATACGCAAGCGGTAATCCAGATACAACATTGATCTTATCGTTAACATATAGCGTATATGCTATCGCATAACTTATAAGCGTGTCATACATGGATGTCTTTATCCAATTACGATCTTCGCGCCTCTCGATTACCTGCGACTGGTCAAGAGCATTGTCACCAACAAGATACTCATTACCGCTGTAAGCAAATACCGACTTATCATTGTCCGAAATAGAAAACCACTCCTCACGATTGCCAACAACAGAAGGGAATTTAATCTTCTTCTTATCATTACGAATCTTTACAGAACTATATCCTATGTCAAGACCTACATTTACCATATTAACTCCTTAATTCTTGATTAGTCCAACAACAGTTTTAACATCAGTGTCAAAGGCTTGTGCTATTTCTGGCAAAGTCGATCCAGCATCTCGCATCGCCTTCATTTGAGCTACCATTTCTTTCGCGCCATCGCTTTCCTCTTCATCAGCGGCACCCTCAATAGCCAGCCGCATGATGAGTCTTTGATCGTCGGTGATTACGGTGCTATCAAGCATAGATAACTCAAACTCGTTTGGCATTTCATCTTGTGTGGGTGCTCTATTGCCGATGGGATCATCGAAGTAATACCTAATCTTCTCCCAATTAAAATGAACAACCTTTTGGGGAAGAACATTAATGACTTTAATGCCCTCATCGGTGACCTCTCTTTTCGCTATACGCTTTAGAATAATCCCTGTCGGGATCGGAGAGCCATCATCGGAGCGACGCAACAAAACCCGCAATAAACTTTTCTGCAAAAGACCACGCTTAACGTCTGGAATCATCTTGCCAGTTCTTCGACCAGAAACATTTTCACTCTTCATGTGAGAGGTTATGATCACAAGCGGGGCTTTCCTTTGCATCTCGTCAAGCACACGCGCTTCATAGTCAAACGAGGCGAGCCAAATCTCCGCTCCGTGAATCACACCCATCGGCGACCACTTCTCTTTGAATTGCTTTTGGTGTGTACTCACCCACGGATGGAAACTATTTTCAAAGCGAGAAAAGTTGTCCCAGATTATCACCTCGTATTTATTATCTTCAAGACCTTCAATCAAGTCGATGCAATACTTGTGAAATTCATTCTCAAGCATCCCCTTAGTCTCTGCAACAAGATTAACATACTTGCCGAAGGGCTTTCCAATATTTTCTAACTCCAGAGCGATTGCCTGCCCCTTGAGATCGTCGTCAATGAAACACACCTTATCAGGTGGTGCTCCAGACTCCAGCGCAAAGGTTGTCTTGCCCGTATCAGGCATCCCAGCGACGTTAACAATCCCTGCAAATAAAACATGCTTATAACTGCTCATCTTTCATCACCTTTCTTAATTCTATTTCAAGATAAACGCTGTTCATAACTTCCTTGATGATTAGTGGAATGTTGTCGACCTCTTGTGAGAAGATAATTTCTCGCGCAACAGGTCTACTCACATATCGTTCTTTAATCGTATCGTACAGCCACGCGGATGCAAGTTCAAGAACACGCTTGACCGCATCGAGCATTTCAATCTGACCATCAGTATCAAACGCCTCATAATCCTTGAAGGTTAAGCGACTTGCGTCTATGATGATTTCATATCTTTCATTTATCTTCACAGGCTATTCACATACCTTTCCGACTTGCACGGCTCCTCTTTCTCTTGAAAAAGCCATTCTATGTCAATCGTATCTCCAGACTGGAGAGTATCCCAGTATCCCTCCAAGTATTGATGAGCAATGCGCATTGAGCGATCTTGCCACGCGTCAGATGACACGCGTGCTTCACCGCTGAAAGGATTAACAAGCATGACTGCTGGTGGCTCTTTTACAGAAAAGCCACTCTGTTCAATGATAGACTGCTCTCGCCAATCCATACTTTCCATGAGAATACCAATCACCATCGTTCTCACTCCGCGATTAAATACTTCAAACACTTTCTTTTCTTTGCTCTCATCCATAATACATCTCCTATTCTTCGCTATCATGTTTAAGCCACAATGAAAAACCTTCCGGCAAGCCAACGTAGTCCCTGACGCGCTCCGCTATAATGCGAGCAACACCCTCATTGTTTATCTTCAAGTTTGTGAGGTCCGAAAGAACATCAAGCAACGGTCTCTCGCCATACTTACTCCACAGATAATTTGCCCTTTCAAGACCAATTAATGGGAGAGTCGACACAGTTGCTCGCCAATCGTCAGCAATTTTTGCATCAGTATATCCTGGAAGAACCGCGACTGGCTCATCGGAATTAACTCTTTTGTTAATCTCGTCAAGAAAATATTCCAAACAGCCGTGGGAGCACTCCACAAAAGAAAAACCAAGCATGATAAAGAAAAGCTTATCGTTAAGGTAATCCTTCTCCGGCATGTTAAGAAGTCCATCTATCTTAACATAGCCACAGCAAGACTTGACCGAGCCAAGATATACAACCATCCTATTCCTTGCTCCAAACTCTACCGCTTTGGATATAATATTCTTGACATCAATATAATTGTCGACAAGCGTAATGAATATCGAATTGTTCTCGTCGTGCTTTTTAAGCAACTCATCTGTCATGGGAGGAAACTTCACACGAGACACAATGACATTCGCTCCACACTTCTTATCGAGATTCTTGACGACTTTGTATTCTGGGGGCAAAGAGCCCGTAGCGTCAGCCACGGACTCTTTGAAATCTTGCGAAATGAAAATCATTTCAGCTTTGCAACATCAGCGACGGTCACGCCATAATCATCAGCAATCTCTTTGAGGGATTTGCCACCAGCGATCTCGTCTTTAATGTATCCAGACACCTCCGCCCAAGTATCGGCATCGTAACCGCTTGGAACACCTTCTTGGGTGGCTCGCGCCTGTCCTTGTCCTTGTGTCTTCGCCTCTGATGGCAGGGATTGACTTGCGGCGGCGTCAAGAGCGTCTTGCTTTGACAGATAAACTTCCGCGATGTATGCAACGAGATTGTCCACTTCCTCACCATGCTGATTCATGCGTTTCGGCTGATAAGGATCGGGCTTGAATGAAACCCGCGCCCACTGCCAACCAGTACTTGCATTGCTCTCGCGAAGAGCGGGCAGAATAACATCCTTGTATGCAGAAGTCCATGCTGGCGTAGTAAAGACACGATTGTTTTCCCAAGTACTCGTATCTCTGCCGAACACATTCTCTTTGTCAATCTCAATCCAAATGGCGTTGGAGGGTGCTTTGATTTTTTGCTCGCCATACTCAAGATCGTTGTTTAGCTTATCAACGTATGCGCGGGCAGCAGTTTTTGCGCTCTCCATTGCTCCGTCAACATTAATGTCAGCGGGGAAGAAGGTTTCTTCATTTGATTTTCCCCTCGCAAACACCTTGTATCCCAACTGAACATTAACTCGGCAAATCCAACCACCTCCACCAGATGATTCTTCTTGCCACGATACAACTTGCTCTGAATCCCAAATACTCATAACTTTTTCCTTTCTCTAAAAAAAACTTTTCAACTAAAAACTCATATTTGTGAAGAAGTTAATCCATTCACGATTATGGTTATATTATACCATACAATATACATTTATACACTAAAAATACACTCACTATTTAATAGTGAGGTCTATTCCACTTACCTTCGAGTTCACACAAAAAACGGGGGGGGTAAGTCCTGTCTGTTCTTCTTGTGTAATTCTTTCACGAGTTCTTTTTGTGGTATTCGTGTTAATTAAAATGTTAATTAACTTAATATACTTCCCTTCGGTTGGACTTTTAAATTGTACCATATTAATTTCGTTTTGTGTTAAAAATCAGGCTCACTTTAAATAAGTGAGTCTAAGGTGAGCCTGATTTAACTCATTAAATGTAAAACACATACCAAGTCTCGCCAAGAACTGTTTCGCGAACAAGTGTTCCACTCGCGAGTTCATTCTCGCGAAGTTTGTTAGCGTACGCTTGGTAGTTGAAGAACTCATGGGCATCACTTGGAAGGTTGACTTTAGTATAACTTGTGTTTTCAAAGTAATCGGTGACATATTCTTTATTCACAAAGGTTATACCGTCCTGATATTTCTCAAGTTTGCCTTCGATGAAGTCTTCAATCTCTTCTGTTGTGGTGATGTATTTAAGTTCAAGCTCTTCAAGTGCCAAGTTCAGCAAGTGTTTTATTAGTTCTCTTTTAGTCTTAGCCTCCATGCTCATATACAACTCCTTTAACCTCATGGTAGAACGGAGAGGTTGCGACCTCTTTCCCATTCCAAGTTTCACTTTGCAACACATACGCTTCGTCTTCCGCGCGTGTCACAGCAACATAAAATATGTTCCTTTCTTCGATTGGATTTTGTGACTGTTCGATACGAACTTGTCCTGGAAAGACTGGTGGGATAGCGCATGGCATCCTTGTCACATTGATAAACACAAGCGGTCTTTCCAAGCCTTTTGACTTGTGAACAGTCATGATAACAGCCGAGTTCTTCTCGTCGTGTCCATTTGCGAAGTCGTACTCGTCAAATTCAGTCAAGAACTCTTCGACTGTCATACCCTCCTTGATGAATTCCTTCACGATTTCAAATTCTTCAAGTCCGGAAGCCTCCCCAAGATCGCTTGAAGCATCTACACCTTCCTCGTGCATGATGTAGGGTATGAGGGAGTGCTCGAGAATATAATCCATGCACTCGGCGGCATTGTTTCGATAGTCTTCAAGAGATTGAACAAAGTAAGTGAGGTCTTCTGCGCCATAAGAATACATGATGTGCTCACCTCCCCGCGTCGTATGTGAGGCTTGTCCGATGATGCCCCACCACCCGTTTGCTCTTTCAACACTTTTGCGCCCATAGTATCTTGTGTATGAGCGGTCAATACCCTTGCGAAGAACGATCGGGCAGCCACAGTCTATCCAAGCACGCGTTTCGTTACAAAACTCGGAGTGCTTGCGCTTATTGATTGGCGAGAGGAACGTGTCACTCGCAATGTTAGCGACTTCTGACAGAACTTCGAGATTGTTTCTTGCGTTACGATAGTCCACCGCAAGTTTCATGTAAGCGATGAGCCGTGACACGTTTTTACTTCCATAGAGAGTACCGCCCGACATATTCACACACCTCACTTTTTCTTTCGATAGATAAGTGTGCAAGAGTTGGCACTCAGCGTTTGTTCTACTCACGATGAACGCCTGCTCTGGCTTGTCGATGATGATACTCGCGATGAACTTTGCCATAGACTCAATGTCATGGAATTTTTTCTTGGCGATAGGTTTTCCGTCTTTCGCGTTTGGCTTTGCCTCGACAGCCATCAAGAACTGCTCGCGACCCTGATAGTTGAGCGCAACAATCTCGTTGCTTGCGTCAATGATTGCCCGCGTGCTCCTGTAATTGATTGGCAGTGAGCGCAGTTCATAATCTTTCCAATAATCACCAAAGGATTCTTCCATAATTTCAGGGAAGGCACCGCGCCACTGATAAATGGACTGTCTCGGATCACCAACGAAAAGGATGTTACCATTCTTTTCAGCCAGAATGAATAAAATTCTTGACTGGATCACAGAAGTATCTTGCGCCTCGTCTACGAAAATATATTTGAACTTGTTTGTAGCCATCTCTCTAAACGCGCTATTTCTTTCAAGACGAGTGAGTGTGTCTACTGTCATCATATTGAAGTCGAGCAAGTTCTTTTTCCGCATGTATGTGAGATAAGCGTCATACACTTCCGCGAGTATCTCCGCCGCGTTTGGAGGCACGTCGGCTCCGCGTTCAAGATGAGGCTCAATCATCTCTGCAAATCCATTGACACTTACTCGATTTGCGATCCCAGTCGCGATGATGCTCATCGCGTTCTTATATGACAGTTTAGACCATCCGTTCTCGTCGAGTATTGCATTGATGAGGTCTTTGATCTCGAATTCCTGCTTGGTTGTGGGGATTCGTCTTCGATCCCCCCCCTCTTTGAGCAGTCTATAGCAAGCCGCGTGAATGGTTGTGCACCAAGAAACTAAGAACTCAAACACCCTGCCTTCTTCTGAACTCATTTTTAGAAAGTAGTGATCTTCTTCGTTCTCGAGTGCTTTCACGTGGAGGTCATTCCATCCCTTGATGGTTTCCGCTCCAATTCGTTCTTGCCATTCGCGCGATGCCTTGCGTGTGAATGTTACCGCAAGGATTTTGGATGGATCAACGCCACTTTCAATCATGCGAGCAATAGTTTCTTTCGTGGTAGTCGTTTTGCCGCTGCCAGCAGCGGCATTAAGGACTATTGCTCCTCTGCCACCTTTGTCTACAATGTATTTCTGGTGAGCGTTCAGCATTAGAACGCTCCATTTTTGTCCAGAGAGTAGAACTCGAAAGAGTTCCACTCGTTGAACATCATCTCGTACGAAGTTCTTACGACGCTCTCTGGGTGGCGTGTGACAGCGCAGTGAAACACTCTTCCCACCTTCTCGTTCATGACAGGTGTAAGGACAAGACCATTCATTGCGGCGATCTCGCGAGTGATCTCGGTGCGCTGTCCTTTCTCGAGTAAGGCATAATATCTCCCAATACTCTTGCCCCCTCTGTTTGCGTGCTCAACGTAGAGCACGCTTGTATTCTTTCGCAAGAATGTTTTCAACATATTGCTCCTCTCTACAATGGTAAGTATTTTTCAACAGTTTCTTTTAGCTTATTGACACCTTCTGATGTTTCTAAATCCAACTCGCCAGCTTCTTGCAATTCATATAAATCTTCGATGAGGAATTGAATATCATCTTCACCCATCGCTCTGAGTTCTTCAAGGTATCCTAAGTTCAAAGCCTCAAATTGATCGATTAATTTTTCTTTCAACATATTGCTCCTCTAAAATCCACACAGTTCTTTTGCGATATAAAGCATTTCTTCTACATTCTTAAATTCAGTAGACCCGAACGGCAATATCCTGTGCATTCCCCACGTACACCTTAAATCCCAAAGTCTTGTTAAATCTTTTTTGACTTCGTCTTCACCGCTTTGTTCACATGCTTTTTTGTATAGCACCTTCACAATATCAATGTCAGCTTTTAATAAATCTTTACGAGTACGGCTTATTGTCATTTTTGCTCCTCTCTACAATGGTAAGTATTTTTCAACAGTTTCTTTTAGCTTATTGACACCTTCTGATGTTTCTAAATCCAACTCGCCAGCTTCTTGCAATTCATATAAATCTTCGATGAGGAATTGAAT